TTTATTTTAGGGGGCCGACATGACGATTATTGTATCTGGCACCACCGTATTTAACTTATCGGCTCAAATAGATTGGGCTAGATTTAATGATATAGTTTACAATTACTCTACAGGGAATTTGACTTACATAATAAGCACTGATTGCAACTGCGTTTGTGCCTGTTCCACTGACAGTTCAGGGGATTGATGTCTATGGCCGTATACATTTCAGGTACCTTAGTCATAGATTCTTCGGGCAATATCCCGTGGTCTAGAATTATCAATCGTCCATCGAGGGTGCTGAGCGTAAATGTAGATACTACAGGAGATGGTACTCAGCCCATTAAGTTAATGTCTCTCTCTTATACCACGGATACTGTAACTTTACATAAGAGCAACGCCTGTAATTGTGCTTGTGCTTGTTCTACGGATACCGCGTAATATTATGAAGTCTCTGCCCAATCAACATGGAGCAACATAAAATGGATTATGACGTTAACGTTGGTGATCATAACATGCTTGCCCTTTGGCCCACGTATGTTATGAGAGTACCAATCGACGCTCCCGATTCTTGGAACAACGAATTAGTAGAGATTGCCGAAGATTACGCAGAAAAGAGTATGGCTCGCTATCAGTCCGGCTTTAAGCACGCCATCCCTAATAATATTTTACTGAATTACAAGAGCAGAGCCGTTGAAGAATTGATGCAAATTAAATGTATAATGGCAATTAAATATCTTAAAGAAGCGTATAATTTAGACCCTCACGAATATACCCAATTTAAAATCAACATGTGGGGTAATGTAGAAGATCATCAAGATTTCAGCATGTATCATGCTCACCATGGTAACCAACTAGTTGCTACCTATTATCCTAGAGTGGTCGTAGAAGAAGGTGACCATCCCCTGGCCGGTCAACTCACTTTCCACAATCCTAAGGCGTTAATGAGTGGTCAATTCGCTAGGCGGGAGACGCCAATTTTTCCCATAGGGAATACCTCTGGTGTATTAGTCATCTTCCCAGGTAATGCTCCGCATTCTACTATGCCTATGTTTAAGCAAGGGTCGCATAAAAGAGCGTTGATATCTAATATCAGATTTACCGGAGCCCTTGAGGGAGAAGCCTCAGGAGAGGTCTATAAATCGGTTGATGACATCGTGAAGATCAGGAGCCAGATGTGAGAAATTCATATTTTTTAGTGTACAAAGACGCCCTAGACGCTCCGTCCGACGTGTCTATAACATTCAGTGAAGACGCCAAGACCTTGACAGCGGTAGCTAACCACATCGCTAGCCAAATCACGTGGGATCAACTTATTAATCACAGCGAAGCTGGGGACTACGATAGATGGGTTCTGTCGTATTTGCCAGAGAATGCGGCGTCGGTAAATAGCATACCCCCCTTATACAATGCTCATGCCATGACTGCCACCACTAAGCAGGAATTTAAGGACGCCATTCCGTTTTTGCCCGCAGGCACCAAATGGCTGCATATCTTTATCAGACCGGGAGATTCTAGTTTTAGCGAGGCATTTTACATTGTGAACCTTCACCCCGAGGCGGTCGCGGTCTTCAATCCTTCAATGACGGTGAATATTCGCAACAGGCAATTTACCAGCGGTCGTAAAGCCTATCATTTTGATATGGACGTATCCGGTCCGCTGACGGTCAGCGATTCTGGCGGGGTGTTTACTGTAACTGTGGACGGCCCCGCTTCTTGTCACGTTTATCTGAAAACTGACAACGGCTTCGTTCCCAGAAAGGTCAAGCTGGAAAATGGTCAAGGGACTTTTACTTTTCAACCTCTTGGCATGAGCGTCGGTGATGAAGCTGAAATCAAAGTAGGATTCAGACACTGGAGCAATTATTCCTCGATCAAGATCGCTAAGGTCTGAAATGTTCAAGCTGAATATGAATTCCAGAGAGGGTAATAGTTTTACCCTGGTGTACGATCCACATTTGAATACCCTGAAAAATTCTGATGGCAGCGATATCCTGTCCGACGAGAAGATCAAGGAATTTAGAGCGGCGTCACCCACCTCTGAGCTAACTCCTAATCCCAAATCCAGATCCGTTAAGAATCTAAAGATTCAGTTGGGTCTGGGATGCAATTACAGCTGCAGCTATTGCTCACAGTCTTCTTTCATTAAACAAGCTACTGCGTCCAGTATCTCAGATGCAAAGAATTTCATCAACAAGGTCAGCCAATGGTTTGATGCGGCCCCCAGTAGAGTTGAGTTGTGGGGCGGCGAGCCTCTTCTGTATTTAAATAAGATTAAGTTCCTGGTGCCGAAGATCAAAGAAATATGGCCAGAATCTAGAATCTCAATGGTCACCAATGGATCTTTACTTGATGATTCAGTGGTGGATTTCATTGAACAAAACAACATCTCAATAGCAATCAGTCATGACGGCCCAGGGCAACACTTGAGAGGTCCCGATCCACTTGATGATCATGGCCTTCTTAAGATTTGGAGCAGACTTCTAGCTAAATCTGATACTCATCATATTAACTCAGTATTAAGCTCAGATTCATTCGATTTAATAGCCCTGCGCGATTGGTTTGCTCAGAAATTCGATCATCCCGTTAGGATCAATATCGAAGGAGTGGTTAATGTTTACGACGCGGATACACTGAACGGATCTGGTCGGTTTAGTTCCGACAAGCTGAAAGAGCTAACTAGTTCTGTATTTTATTCTATGGAGTCGAACGAGCCGTTATCCACCATAGATGGATTAGATTATAAGGTCCATGATTTCATTCATTCGTTATTTCAGCGTAGACCGGTGAATGCACTTTGGCAAAAGTGCGGAATGGATAGACCTGATCACATTGCCGTGGATTTGCAAGGTAACGTGATGACTTGCCAGAACACCGGGGCGAAAGGTTCTCACAAAATCGGTCATTTAGACGCTTTTGACGATATTAAGTTAACCACTTCCACCCATCTGACCTACAGAGAAGAGTGCATGAGTTGCCCAGTAGTGCAACTGTGTAAAGGTGGGTGTATGTATTTAAAAGGTGACTATTTTAATCAAACCTGTCACAATGAATTCGCGTATAATCTTGGGATAATGATGGCAGCCTTGCACAGACTCACGGGCGCGGTTATAGTAAGTATGGAGGGGCAAATGGTCCGACCTCCCCTTCCGGCTGGTTAGGTATATATATAGACGCTCTTATTTCGGTTTGATAACATAAGCTGCAATTGGTTAGAGGAAATTATGGAATACGCAGAAGCTCTAATCCGTTCTATTGAGCGCCAGAGGAACGATGCCTTAAATCTGTGCGCCCAGTTGATGGCTCAGAACGAAGTCCTACAGGCTCGCCTTAGAGATACCCAGCCGATGGGCCTCCCGCTGCCCCCGGAGGCCACCGAGACGGGCTCTAGCTCGTACCCGGTGCCTACACCGCAGCAGTAGCTCTCACCCATCTCGTCGCCCCTCCTTAGCCCACAAACGGAGATATCCAGTGGATCTTTCTAGCCTAGACGTAGCGTCCGGTTCCAATCAGGGTAGAGAAGTCGAAATTCTCCATCCCGTGAAGCGCGTCCCTCTCATCACTGATGATGGTGAGAAGATCACGATTACTATTATTGGTAAGTACTCGGACGAGTACCAGAAGCACCAGCGCGCCGTCCAGAATCGTCGTCTCGCGCAGCGCGGCGGTCGCGGTAAGATCACCTCTGAGGAGATCGAAGCTGAGACGATTGAACTCATCGCTCGCTGCATTAAGTCCTGGAAGAACATCACCCTGGACGGCAAGATGCTTGAGTGCAGCTATGCCAATGCCGTGAAGATTCTTTCCGATTCTCGCCTCGCCTGGATTCGCGAGCAGCTTGATGAGGAGATCAATGAGACTGGAAATTTTATCAAGTAGGAATAGAAGACGAAGTATACGAATGGTGTAAGTGGAGATTTAAGCTCCTCCATTCGAAGGACGGCGACAAGCTCCCATTCATCCAGGAGCTTGTCGCTAAGGGAAGAAGGGTAAACGACGATGACCGAGAACCCGAGATAGGCGATCAGGCCGCTGGATTCATCGGTACCTTCTTCGATCTAAACCAGTGGCGAGGCAGTAACGGGTGGGGACCTAATAGGTTCTCACTCGATGACTTTGCCTCTTATTCTCGTCATGCGGGGGCTGTGTTATCGTCTTATGAGGTAGACATCCTCAAGGCGATAGATAACCTCTATCTAAACGCCTATCACGAGGCGAACAAAAAATGACAGATCTCGCTGATATCACTATTGAAATTAACGCCAAGGTCGGTGATCTCGGTGATGTATATAAGCTAATCAATACTGCTAAGGAAATTCAGGGACCACTGAGACAGGCTACTGAAAATACGAAGGATCTTGCTAATTATTCCAGATCTATTGCTGGTAATATCACCGGAAAGATTAGGGAGATTGAAAAGTTAGTAGGATTTCTGAGCAGAGTAGAAGAGATCGAAATTGAACAAAGGAAGTCTTTCGCCAGTTTATCGAAAGACATGAGCGCTGGTCTTCGTGGTAGAGTTTTAGATATTCTGACGGCTACTAACCAAACTAAGACTAGTATAGCGGGTTTGTCGTCTGAATTTGAAGACTTCTTTAGGTTGATGAAAGATAATAAAGTAAGCGTAAATAATTTTACTTCCGCACTTGGCTACAACGACAAGATGTTTACCGCTCTTGCCAGTAGTTCTGAGAAATCAACCAGAACATTAAATAAATTCAAATCGGAGTTGTCAGGACTCACCGGATCTGACAGAGACATTAGATTTGCTCAGATGTCTCGCGATCTTGAAGTTATGCCCGTCAAATTCGAATCGGCCCGCAAATCTGCTGCCACTTTCGTATCCACTCTCAATGTGATGGATAAGCTAGGATTTATGGATGGGGACAAAGCCCTATTCAGCAAGGAAGCACTTGGCAATGCTCGTGCGGAGTTGAATCGGATTGAGCAAATTATTGTAAAAATGAACACGGATATTGCTGATTTTAGGAAATCGACGTCTAATATGGTCGATCAAACAGCTGTTAACAAACTACAGAGAGATTTACGTCCTCGCGTCGTATTTGATATCGAGACTGCTTTCAAGCCTAGGGACGATGGTTCTCAAGTTAACCGCATACTACAGATATTCGCTCAGAGAGTCGTAGGCGGTCAAGACGCGCAGTCTATGAACGTTTACGTGAAGCGCAATGTCGAGGATCTTAGAGATTTTCTTGGTGGCTTGCGCAAGTTTATGGGGGAAGATGACGATTCTACCCCCTTGACTTCCGGCGCTAAAAAGATGGGCGAAGCGGTATTACAGGGTGGTCCTGATACTTTTGATGAGATGAAGGCTATCAATAAATTTATTAATTTCATTAAGGGAATGAAGGAAGCTACCGGAGAATTGGTACTGGTTGGTCATAACATCGACAAGTTCGATATTAGCAAAATGAAAGAGGCAGCTAGCTTCTATGTGGGACGAGGCATCTCTAAAGAAGATTATGAGATGCTCGGTAAAGTTAATACCATTGATACCCTTGAATTAGCCAGATTCCTAAATCCCGGAGTTCCTAATGCACTAGGTGCCGTGGCTCAGCGATATGGAGTTGGATACGACGCTGATTTAGCCCATGAAGCCGGTTATGACGTAGGAGTCAACTCTAAGGTATACGACGCTTTGATGGCAGAGTCAGTTAAGAGGCTGGCTCAGGACGCGAAGATTTCGGAAGCTCGCGCCGCCGATATGTTAAACATGGCGAAGACCACTCGTGACATTATAGCAGTTCTTACCGACGCAAAGACTAAGGCTAGCGCCAATATAAGCCCAGGCATGAGACAGGCGCTAGAACGGGCGGAAATTCTGGAAATGAATCGATACGCCAACAACCGTACAACTGAAGCTGGGAAGGCCAACACGCTATCCGGGGAATTGGAAACCAGACTCAAGAATTCATCTCTCACTCAAGAGCGTTTAGTCGACTTGAGGAAGACTGCGGATGAGGCTTTACAAAATCCTGAAAGACAAGCTAAAGTTATTGAGCAGCTTAATCAGAACGCTGAGAAATTATCCAAGACCAAAGAATTGTTAGCTAATGATCAAAAAGCTGACCAAGGGATGGTGGCTCTAGTCGACCGGGCCATTCGAGATACTCAGACGGCCATAAATGTATTCAAGCCCGCGATGGAGTTCTATACGAAATTAAGTCAGGTCGGCACTGCTACACGGGATGATCGTATCCGCTCCATTGCTACCGATCTCAACAGCTTGCTGCCTAATTCAGATATATCATCCATTCAGAAACTTCGCGCCGGACTAATTGAGCGTCTCACGCAATCCACTGGTGCCGTTGTGACTGAGGACGCGAAGTTTGGCATTTTTCAGAAAATCGCTAATGCTTCTAAAACACTAGCTACTGAGATTAAGGCCGAGTTAAATTTAACTGGAACAGTTACCGAAAATACTCGTAGAAAATTAGAAGATTTCAAACAGTTCGTAGCAGCGGCTTACGGCCCCATGGCCGAAGCTTTAGGTCGCAATTTGGAATATGTAGAGCAAAAGGGCGATTCTCTCGGAAAGAGCACTAAAGAATCAGCTAATCGTATGAGAGGGGCTCTGTCCCAAATTTCTTCTCTGATCAAACAATCAGATCGCTTGGTCAATGGCGGTGGCGGTGGCGGTGGCGGTGGCAGAGGAATCGGTGGCGGCGGTGGAGGAACCGGTGGCGGTGGCGGTCTTCCCCCCACTCCTCCAGACGCTGATGGTTCGGGCGGCGGCGCTCTGCCCCCCAGCGCTGATGCTATAATTCGTAGTTATTACGAACTGCGCTCGGCTATTCGTGAAGTTAACAAAGAAATTGGTACGGCTATGCCAACGGCTGACCATATTGGTCGCCTTAATTCGTTCAGAGACGCTTATTCTGAGGCAATCGGCAAATTCAGAGACGGGTGGGTGGAGTATAGAAGAGCCTTTGGTGATGCTGCTGATTCTCGTGTCGAGCGGTCCTTCACCTCAGCCCTTGGGACCCTAGACAAGGCTGAGACTCAACTTGAGTCTATCAACAAGACTATCACGTCTATGGGAAGCCGTCAGCCCCAGCAAGCTTCAATGTTCAACATTATAGGAGCGGATCAATTTCGTCAGATCAACTCTGGATTAAGAGACGTTTCCTCCACGGCTAAATTGGTGATGGCTCAGGTTCGTACTGAGTTCGCATCAACCAAGCAAAGCATCGATTCCTATGAGTCTTCCCTATCTAAGCTCAAAGATGTTTCTTCCGTAGTAGCTGACAGTATTGAACTACAGAAGACTAAGCTTAAAGAAATTCAGAACATTGCTAAAGACCGATCTGAAGGAGGTATTGGAGTTCTAGATGATAAGTACAAAGATCAAATCGATAGAGTTAATCAGTCTATTGTTACTCAACAAAATCTCTTACTGAGCTTACAGACCGAGATAGCCAAGACTGAGCAAAGGAAGGCTTCGTTCCTTGAGGCTCAGAAGAATAATAGCAGGGCGTTCCTAGAGCAAGCTAGAAGCATGAGTAGAGTGATCGATTCTCTCGATACTCTGCAAGCTGTGTTGTACGCTACCGGATTTGTAACTATAGTCACGGCTGTCACTCAGACCTCAATCGCCATGGATAGAATGGAAGCTGCCCTAAGGGCGACTTTCCCGACAATCCAAGGCGCTAATCGTGAAATGGAGTATCTGAAGACAACCGCCGATCAGCTTGGTGTCTCGTATGGTGACCTAGTTCAGCCTTACGCTAGATTGGCTGCCGCTGCCCAAGCTATGGGTTATAGCCAGGACCAGCTTCGTAGCATCTTTGAGTCCACCATCGTCGCTTCTCAGGCTCTCGGTATGGATTCTGAGAACACCCGTGGCATCATCAGAGCCTTTGAGCAGATGATGAACAAGGGCAAGGTAATGGCGGAAGAATTAAGGCAGCAATTAGGCGATAGACTTCCCGGTGTCGCCAATACATTCGCCAGAGCCTTCTTCATCGCTCGCGGTGAAATCGATGAGACTACCAGAATCACTACCGAACGGATGCAACAGTTCGAAGAAGCTATGAAGGCTGGCGAAGTAACGGCCAGTCAGGTACTGCCCGTAGTCGCTAGATTAATGCGCACCGATATGGCTGACGCTGCTGCCTTGATGTCTAATAAAATCCTAGCTGAATTTAACAGACTTAAGAATACTTTCACTGTATTCTCTCAGGATTTGTTCAAGATTGGTCTAGAGAGTGGGTTCAAGAGAATCATTGATACCCTTGAATCCGTGATGAACGGTGGCCCCATCAGAGAACTTATCAATGATTTTGTTAAAGGATTCGACAAGTTCGCCGGGGTTATTGAAAGAAATGTTGAGCTAGTATCCAGACTCGTCTTAGCTTTTGGCGCTCTTCTGGCTATGTCTGGTGTAGCCGCTCTGTTGACCGGCGTAGCGATGGCTCTACGCGGTGGAACTATAGCTGCAGTGTTATTATCGGGCATATTAGCTGGTATTCCCGAATACTTCATGGGCATTTCTACATCGGCTGACAAAGCGTCGGCGTCGATTATGACCATGAAAGCAGCACTTGATCCCAATACGGGGTCAGCTTCCATCTCTGGAGCAGCCAATCGTCCATTAAACGAGATGGAAATTCGTTTAAATAGATTGGAAGATAGACGCAAGCAGTTAGAGAGATCCGAAGCTTCTCTGAATAATCAAGTTAATAATGCTACCCCATCCTTCAACGAGAATATGCGAGGCACTCGTAATGCCCTAAGGGCTGAAATTCCTAGAAGACAATTGGATCAGGTTCGCCAAGAACTGATGCAGCTACGAGAGGAAATGTCTAGAGTAACTGACGAGATCAATAATGCTGGTACTGTGTACCAGAGGGTTACTGATCCGGCCAATCAATTTAAGCTTCAAAGTGAAGGCGCGGCTATAGCTCTGGCCGGTCTAGCTGTAGTGATGACTACTCAGGCAGCTGGAGCCACTATGATTTCACTAGCTGCAGCCAAGGCAGCCGCCGGTATAGGTCTTTTAGGTCGCGCCGCCATGTTCCTGGCTGGTGTTCCCGTTGTGGGGTGGATAGCAGCCGCAGGGACCGCATTCGCTGCTTGGTATATTTTAACTAAAGATCGTACTACCCAAGTTCAGAAAGATTTGGACGCCGCTACTGGACGGATAGACGCTTTAAGGCAAGCCAACGAACGGTTGCTCCAAGGCAACTACACTTCAATGAATATGACTAACGCCATCAACGACATCAATAAGCAGCTACAGGACTCCGCTAAGGCTGCCGACACTGCCAGACAGGCAGTGAATCAATATCTTGGAACCACTACCAGAGTGGAATCCGGAGGCGTGTCGGGCGTACTTGGCGGAACTGTAGATACCGGGAGAAATTTACGAGATGAAATGACTCGGGCCTTAAGAGGCACTGACGTAAGCATGGACCAGATGTTAAATGCGGCAGCCAGACGCCAACAAATTCTTTCCGAAATTCGTGCTAAACACGGAGAATCCGCCGCTTCTTCTCTCAGCCTTGTAAATCAAACGAATCTAGATAACCGACAGATAGGGGGCATGGTTCGCCGTACAGGGGTACCAGAAGCTCGCATTAGGGAATTGATGCCCCAGATGCAAGAGTATTTTGTGTTACTTGAAAGACTAAAGAACGCAGAGAATTCAAGAGCCAATCCTGACGCTTACAGTGATATGGCTCTGTTGCTGTTGAGAAATAGGGATATCATTTTAGACGTTGCCCAGGCCCAGGCTACCCTGAATAAGGAAACTCAGAATGGGGTTGAGGCAGAAACCAAAAAGGCTGCTCTTGTAGAACAACAAAGAAGAAATAATCTCAGAGACTCTAGAATTTCTGCTATCAAGGAAGCCAGAAGATTTAACATAGTTGACCAAACAGAAAGTCGTGATTTAATCGCGCAAGTGAATGCTGAAAGAGATGCAGGTACTACCAGTCAACAACTAGCCGACAGAACCGGTGCATTAGCTAAGCAAGCTGCAGATGCGGCCAATGTCGTGAATTTCGATTATAGAGATGCTATTGAAAACGCTAATAAGGAGACTCGCAAGTTTGCTACGGAAGGACTTGATGAGTTATCTCGTAAGCTGTATGAGCTTTCCGAAATCCGCAGAAGTCTCGGCCTAGATTTTAGAATCATTGGAGATCAGGTTCAGCTTGGGTTGTTAGACTCCGCTAGAAGAGCCGTTGAATACGCCAGAGGAGCCTTAATCACTGCTGATCAAAACCAAAATGACCTAGTTAACCAGAGCGGTAGTCAGGAAGATATAACTAGAGCCACCCAAGACCGTGAAGACGCTCAAAAGAAGTTGAACGACTTAATTAAGAGAGAGGGAGAGCTTCGGATTATATCTTTCCTTATCGAAAATCAAAGAGCCGAATATATTAAAAACGAAACTCTAGCTCTAGAAGAACGAGCCAGAACGTCGCAGCAAGCATCTCGTAGATCCGTCGAGACGTCTATAACGTCCCTGACTGGAGATCCGGCCCAGATCCTAAATCTAGCAGATAAAAACGCTGCGTCAGAGGCTGGAATGAAAGCTTTTAAAGATGTAATCGGTAATCGCAATGTTGATTCGGAAAGTCCTGGTTCTCAGGATACACTTGAAGCCGCTACTAAAGCCATGATTGAAGCTGAAAAGGCGTCCAATCTAGAACGATACTCCAGAAGAATGCAGCCGTATGTTACCGCTCTAAGCAACGCTGATCAAGAAATTAGAGATACTGAAAGATTAGCGTCCGCTTATCGTCTCGGCACTGAGGCGGTTGATCAAATGAATGCCCAGCTAGATGCCGAGAAATTACTTCGTCAAAATGGAATCCGTGATAACGGAGAATTAGCTAAAGCTTTGGCTGGGGTAACTAGTGCCAAACAAAAAGATCTTGAAGTTTCTCGCGCCATCGATGACGTCAGAAAACGCACGACTATCGCAGCCGTTCCAGAAGGTATTGATCGCGATGTTGCCCAGTTCGCGCAACAGCGTGGACTTAGTGTTATGAATCGCGGAATAGGTAAGTATAGAGATGATCTAACTACGCAGCGCACCCAAGAATTAGAGACTCAAAATATCGCTTTAGCCTCTAATGTGAGACTCGAAGAGAGGAAGGCAGAAGCTCTGCTGCAAGGCGCTCCTGTTGTCAGACAAGTTGAGAGCTTGGAAAAACTGATGGCCGAAGCTCGCAAGATGGCGGGCGAGGCTGCTGCCCAGCATATTCTCCAGAATGACGGCATCACTTCCAGCCTCCGTGGTGTAGCCGGTATGACGGGTAGAGCGTTCTCTGCTCTTAGCGATCTACAAAGCTTACTAAGTAGTTTTTCTGGCGCTAAATTTACCAGCGAGGTGAACGGAGTCATCAGAAACGGACTGTCGGCACTCGCCACTGCAGGAACCGCTGGCCCGGCTTCTGCTTTGCTAGCTCAGTCAAGGGCCGGTCTAACTGCCAGACCAGTGACCGATGCCGAACGGAGCCAGTTACAGCAACAGTCGAGATTGGAGGAAGCTCGGAAAGAATTTGAAAAAGCGTTATCGACCAGCAAAGGTAAAGGCGGAGCGAGCCAAGAAAAAGCGTTTCGCTGGCAAGCCGATAGGTTCCTTAGAATTACCAGAAAAGATCTAAGTAATGAACAAATCATTGCTGAGGTCAATGCTTCCACCCAGCAGATTAGAGATGGTGCGATTAGAAACGCCACTGGTGCTACTGATGGTGCCGCCAACTCTTTCAATAACATGATCGCCCGTCTCCAGCGCACCGTTACTGGTTGGACTAACTCCACTCAAGCTGCCGAAGAATATTACGAAAGCGTATTAGTGGGCGGAGAAAATCTAAGTGAGTCTCAGCGCAAGCAGATTGTAAACCTGGAGTTGATGGCCAACGCGATCCGTAGAATAGACCGCAGAGACTCCGCCCTGGAAAGTGCTTCCCGTGCCGCTGGTCTAACTGGAGTAGACGAGGATCTGAAATCGCTGTCCGCTTTCATAGACGAAATCAATCGTTATAGGCAGGCTGTGAATGATTTAGGCAGTGGCTTAGCTCGCCTAGAGGCTTCCGGCCAGGGTGGAGGCGTTCAGGCTGCCGCTCTCAGAACACAGATCGGAGTAAGGCAGGCTAGATTAGATGCCGCTAATTCCGGTTTTGATAGCATGTCTAATAACCCGAACAACCCTCGTAATAGGAGAATGAGGGAGTTAAACAACAGAGTAGAAACTTCCCAGATCTCTAACGAGAGTGATCTGCTGAGAACATTTGGATTTGATCGTGAGGCTGAGCGCATTAATGCTTTGTCTGGGATTCGCAGAGATAGAACCCAAAATAACAATGAACGTGACGAGCGCGTTGGGTCAATCAACAATTTCATAAACGACGGTACTCGCAGAGTAAACCAATTCTCTGCGGAAAATGAAGCGCGCCGTACCCAACTAACTGGGTTGGAGGACACCAATCGGGGGTCAGGTAGCGAAGCGGAGAGGTTGAGGTCGGAGATTTCCTCTACTGATGAGGCCATCATTAGACACAACGAGTTATTGGATGGAGCCAGAACCCAAGTTGGGGAACTTGAAATCGCTTATGATCAACTAGGCCAAGCGCTCAATATGAAAGAGTCGTTTGTTAATCTCTCCACGGAAATTGGTCTGGCCGGTGAAGCCATGTCTGGCTTCGCTAGAATCACTTCGCGCCACTTTGCTGAGTTGCTGACCACCGGCAAGGGTTCGTTCAAGGAAATGGCTAGGTCCTTTATCACGGACTTCTTAGCTAAGGTGATCGAAGAGATCATCATAAAGAAAGTCTTTATGATGGGCTTTAAGCTAATCCTTGAATCTATGGGAATGACATTCGGAGATGGCGGAGTATTTTCCGGTGGTGCGCCTATGGCGGGCGGTGAGAAAAAATATGCTATGGGCGGCGTGTTTAGTGGTGGGCGAGTCACCCCCTACGCGACGGGTGGTCTAGTAACCCAGCCTACCTTATTCCCTATGAGGAACGGGTATGGTTTAATGGGGGAAGCGGGACCAGAGGCAATCATGCCGCTGCGTAGACTACCGAATGGCAGACTCGGCGTTGAAGCAATGAGCGATACGTTCAGAGGCTCTCCGATGGAATCTCCCATCGGGTCCCAACTTACGACCAGCAGCTTGATGATTAACGCCGGGACCGTGGTTCTCGACGGGCGCTCGATGTTGCAGGATTGGATGGGTAACACTCCGCAGGAAATAGCCTCTTCTAGCAGGGGTACGCCTTCTGCTATGATGGAATCCCAGGGCGGTCCTGCCATCACCGTCAACGTCACTGTTAATGTGGCTGGTAGTTCTGGTACTTCTGAGCAGAATGCTGATCTTGGTAATCAAGTGGCTAAGGCGGTTGCTGATCAGTTTAGGGCCATGTACGCAGATGAAACTCGCCGCCAAATGAGAAGCGGCGGAATGTTCAACCAGTGAGGGGATAAATGAGTAACTTCACCCCAGATGGAATAAACTATATTGGTGAGAGCGCGACCGCTCCTAGCGTGTCGCTGCTTCCTTCCAATTCGGTTTATAAGAATACCAGTAATGGATTTTACTACGCCAGAGGTACTATTAACGCATGGGATCTGTATTTTTGGCCCCCTTATCAAGCCACCCCTGGTGGCGTCAGCAGGGATATCACCCCAAAGGTTAAAGTAGCGAATTTTGGAGACGGATATAAACAAAGATCTCCAGACGGGATCAATAATATAATTGATAACTGGGAGCTTTCCTGGGACAGTCTACATTTCACCGATTCCAATTGGATCGACTCTTTCTTCTCCGCCACCCAAGGGCTACCATTTAGATGGACTCCGACCGGTGCATCCGTGATCAGAAAGTATGTGGCAATTAAATGGAATGCAACAAGAGTCTTTCCGATGTATGAGAGTTTCAAGGTTAGCCTGGAAAGAGATTTCTCGCCATGAGTATTACACAAGCTGATCAAGAAGGTACCAAGTTATCTACTGACACTTATGTGGCGCTGTACTATTTAGATCTGACCAGAATCGGAGGTAATGAGGTATTTAGATTTACTCAGTCTTCCAGAGAGAGTGGTCCCTTGATGTACGGAGGACAGCCATATTACCCCATTGATCTTGAAGTAGACGGGTTCGAATGGAATGGTAGAGGAACGCTACCTACTCCTAAGATAAGAATCGCCAATGCTAACAGAATTATGGGTGGATTGGTTAACAATTACAATGATTTGCTGGGGGCTCCTTTTGTTAGAATTAGGACTTTCAGACGATTCCTAGATGACGGAACCAGCCCCGATCCCACGGCCCATTTTCCTTTAGACATTTACAAAATCGACAGGAAGGTCGCCCATACCAAAATCTTTATTGAATGGGAGTTGGCTGCGTCTATGGACCAGGAGGGTAAGTTAATTCCCGGTCGTCAAATACTCAGAGACGTATGCACCCATAGATATCTGGTGTTTAACGCTGATAGGGGGGATTTCTTACACTATAATATCTCTACAGGGCAATTCGATTTCGGCATAGCTACATGCCCTTATAGACATCAAGACGGATTCTTCAATGAGAGAGGTGAACCTCTCAACGAGGCCAACAAAAGATTCGATAGATGTGGTAAGAAGCTGTCGGATTGTAGGCTAAGATTTGGAACCACCGATCCACTTCCAACTCGTGCCTTTCCTAGTGCAGCTAGGCTCAGACCGTGATGTTTTCTAGAACTTGCGTTGAAGCCATTCGCCAACACGCGATGCAGAAATATCCGCAAGAAATGTGCGGGTTTGTTATTGATGATGAATTTGTTCCCGTAGATAATATTCACGAAACTCCAGAGACTGACTTCAGAATGTCCGATGAAGTGGTGTTCAATGGAATGTTGGAGAAATCGTCGGCTATAGTTCATTCCCATCCTAATAACAACCATTATCCCACTGGCAGAGATATCCAGGGACAAATCTCCACCGGTAAGACCTGGGGGCTAGTTTGTACATCGGAAGATAGATGTACTGATCCTTTATGGTGGGGGCCTGGGGTAAATATCCCACCTATTATTGGTAGATCATTTAGAAACGGACCGTCCGGTTCTGATGGTATGGGAGACTGTTACGCTCTAATTAAAGATTGGTATAAACTAGAGCGGAATATTGATCTCATGGATTTTCCTAGAGATCTTGAATGGTGGTTGAGGGGTGAGAACCTATATTTAGAAAATTTTGGCAAAGCCGGATTTAAGATAGTTACGATTCCAGAACCTGGAGACGTATTCATAGCGCAAGTGGTGGGTAAATACCCGAGCCATGCTGGTATTTTAATTGATCCAGGCACCATAGTGCATCATTTATCTAACAGACTATCTAGAAGAGAGAACGTGATGCCCTGGAGAAAATACGTACATCATTGGGTGAGGTACAATCCATGACGATGATTCATTTACACGGCCATCTTAAGGACGTGTATGGCGGTCCTTATGATTGGCATTTTAACCGGCCCACCCAGGCCGTGCGACTATTGATGGTCAATTTTAAGAATTTCAAAAACGATTTCGAGACAGGCTACTATAGGGTAGTGGTGAAACACGGACCAGTTGAACAAGATCTTGATATCAACGAACTTACCTTCGGAGTAGGTAAGGGAGAATTGCATGTCATACCGGTCCCGGAAGGGTCCGGTAGCAGGGGGGGAGTTTTTAAGGCGATAATTGGGGTAGCTATCATAGCAGTTGCCATCGTGGCTTCGGGTGGTGCTATGGGCGTTGCTCTTCCTGGATTCTTAGGAGCAGGAACAGTGGCGGGGGTTGCCGGTCTGAGTTTAACATACGGTTCTATGGCGCTGCTCGGCCTCGCGGTGGCTTTATCTGGTGTCGCTATGATGTTAGCTCCTACACCTAAGGCATCTACTTCAAGTAAGGACGGAAGCAATAATTCTTTCTTACTTGAGGGGAATTTAAATACGTATGAGCAGGGAGTGGGGATACCTATTGCGTACGGTCGGTGCCGAGTGGGCGCGGTTCTGGCGGGGTCAGAGTATGATACCGTTCAGATGATGTCCGGATCTGGCACTACCAACGCTCCAGCGTATTCAAATGTGTCCGTCGATCCTGGTCAAATGTCCGGTCTAATTTCGATTAATAAACCCGCTTCTCAGCCTAATATCACTAAATTTAGAATTACTGACATAGCGGGAGGTCAGCTTTATCGCGCGGATGGTACCACATTAATATCCAACGGGGAGATCATAACTGCCGTCGAAGCTGGGACTGGTGTAAAGTATCGGGACGGTTGGACTGAAGAGAATGAGGTCGCTTATCATGAAATCAGAGATGCTTTCGTAGTCCAGGGTCTTGACGATTCTAATAGCAATGTAGGTAGTTCGACCGGAGTTAAAGTCACCAGGACGGGTAGCGACGTTCAAGATCCGTCTTACAGTGATGGTGGTGGCGGAGGTAGCGAATCATGATGGATGAGAATTGGATCACCCCTCTACCAATTGAAGGTTCTGGTGGAGGCGGCGGAAAAGGCGGAAAAGGCGGTGGTGGCGGTAAAGAGGCTTATGAAGGTCCAAACGATCTTCAAAGCAGAGCCGTAGTCCGTATTGTTGAAGTAATCAGCGAAGGACAAATTGAGGGATTCCCGGAAACCGGAGACAACATTTATAAATACGTGTTTTTGGACAATGTTCCCGTCCTCGGTCCAGCCGGTCGCAATTTTTCCGGTATCAAAGTAGATTATCGTCTTGGTTTGCCTTCACAGGAGCCTTTGTCAGGTTTCAACAGCAGTTCTAGAGAAGTGCCGGTAGGGTCGGAAATAAAGAAAGTCACTCCGAGAACGATCAGAGTCGAAGACGTTGATATCGACGCCGTACTCATCAAAATTCGTATCCCTATGTTGACTTTTCAAAACAAGTCCAACGGCGATCTCATAGGCTCCGAAGTTTCAATTGCTATTGATGTTTCTACTAACGGAGGTGGATATTCACAGATCTATTTAGATGAGATTAAAGGTAAGACTACCTCTCCTTATGAAAGATCATATAGGGTAAATCTGCCCAAGCCGATAGCATCAAATGGTTATTGGGACATCAGAGTTAGAAGAATCACAGACGATAGCACTGAATCAAATATTCAGAATAAAACTTACTTCTCAAGCTATACGGAAATTATTAATCAGAAATTCACGTATCCGGATACGGCTGTATTAGGGATCGAGGTAGACGCTCAACAATTTGGATCAAGTATCCCGAATCGATCGTATGAAATTCTAGGCAGAAAGATACAGGTACCTTCTAACTATTTCCCTCAAAGCCGGAAATACACCAGAAATCCATCCGATGGTAGTGACACCAATGTTGAACAACCGTGGAACGGGGGGTTTTACACCGCTTGGTCCGACAACCCCGCCTGGGTGTTGTTCGATATCTTAACTAACGAGAGATATGGCTTAGGGGAAAGTATTTTACAGGAGAATATTGATACTCCTGGACTATATGAGATTGCTAGGTATTGCGACGAGCCCGTCAATACGGGGTTTAGAAATCAAGACGGGACGGACATTAAAGAGCCTAGATTTCGGTTTAATGGAGTAATAACCGGCAGAGAGGACGCATACAAAGTCGTCCAATCGATAGCGTCGTGTTTTCGAGGGATGATTTATTGGTCGAGCGGGTCTATTTACGTTAAAGCGGATAAACCTGAAGACCCTATGCGTGAGGTTAACCCGTCCAACGTTATTAACGGCGAATTTAGTTACAGCGGTACTTCTATCAAGGCTAGGCATACGGCGGCTCTTGTCACGTACAACGACCCCGAGGACAACTACGAGCCCACTCCTGAGGCGGCAGAAGCAGACCCAATTACTATTAATGCTCTTGGGTACAGACAGACTGAGGTGATAGCATACGGGTGCACTTCCCGTAGTCAGGCCCATCGTCACGGTAGATGGATTCTTGATACTGAGACGAACGAAACCGAGACGGTAACCTATAGAGCATCGTGGGATCACGCTTCCGTGATGCCCGGTGACATCATAAGAGTCCGTGATCCCGACAGAATTAATGTCAGAACCGGTGGTAGAATCATATCCGCCACTAGCGACAGTGTGACGTTGGATTCTTCTGTGGTGTTGGATAATCCGGCCCCAGGAGCATACACGCTATCTGTATACGTTCCGGCGAGAATCTTTAAGCAACAAAATCCTCCTGGAGCTTCTGTATCTAATAGCGGCGATCTATGGTACAACAACAGCGGAACGGCTCATAGGTACGTTGATGGATCGTGGTTGATCACCACGGATACTCGCGGCCCAGTAATCGATTGCGAAGTGAGTAATTCTACAGGTACGTTTACCACTCTAACTCTCGCAAACCCGTTCCCCAATGGCGTTGTTCCTGCCCCAGGTTCCATCTGGGGCCTGTCTAATATCTTAAAGGATGACTTGTTATATCGTGTTATTGCCATTAAGGAATCCGATGATAATAATTATGATATCACTGCTTTGCTACACGATCCCGATAAATACGGCAGAGTAGAGCAGGGGTTCGGCTTAGAGAGAAAGGAATACGATTATTTTCCGAACTCTATACCGCCCGTAACCGGTATCACATTCTCGGAATTTGCTGTGACAGCGGATACCGGAATTATTCGTAGATTAAGAGTATCTTGGACTCCGCCAGACAATCAATTTGTCTCCGGATATAGATTCAGATATAAAGTGAACAACGATAGTTGGAGCCAGGCATTTAGCATCTATGTCCCCGAATATCTTCTCGATAACGTTGTGGCCGGTACCTATGAGGTTGCGGTCGAAGCGGTAAGCTCTTTCGGTCAAGTGAGCCTATTATCACTATCCTCTTATGTTGTAACCATAGGAGGATCTTCGCTACTGCTACCCCCCGTTAATATCCGAGTAATTGGGACTGTTAATGGCACCAATTGGGCCGGTCTTAATCTCGGTTTTGAATGGGACAACAACCCTGGGAATGCCGTTCTAACTCAGGTCGTACTGCAAGACTATGAAGTATCCATCTTAGACCCTATTACTAATAACGTTCTGAGAACGGTTAATGTTGAGGGTCAGATCAGGGCCATATATTTCTACTCGGATAATTTGAATGACGGAGGCCCCAGAAGAGGGTTAAAAGTCTCAATAAAAGCTAGAGACGTATTTAACAGACTTAGCAACGCGGCTACGGCTGTCCTCACTAACCCCGTCCCAGATGTCCCAGTTCTAATTGCCGCTACCCCTGGTTTTTCGTCTACCCTGGTCAGATACACTCCACCAACGGACAGTGATTGGGAAGGAGTGTACGTCTGGATATCGAATCAATCTGGTTTTACTCCCAAATACCCAGGCGAGACTGTCGGCAGTAACGAGGTTCTGCCTATCTATGAGGGCAGCGATACGACCATCGTGTTGCCAACGGCTCCTGGCGTTACTTATTACATGAGGTATGCTGCATTCGACGTATTTGGTAGAACAGGGTTAACTCTGTCCAATCAAATACCGTTCAGTACTCCGACCCTCAGACCGGAAGACCTAGATACCATCCCACCTGGGACTCCCACCGGACTAGTTCTGTCTACCGAATTGGGCGATGATGGTGTTGTATATGTAATTGCTAAGTGGAATCCCAATGGGGAAAGTGACTTTAGCTATTATGACGTGCAATTCAAGGCAGTGCCTCCCGCAGGATTAGCTGCCAATTTCGATTGGATATCATTCTCGACTGCCTCCACTACTTATAAAGTTGGGGTGGCTCCTCTCACCACTGTTTATGTGAGAGTGAGAGCGCTGGATAGGATTCAGAATAAAAGCGCGTTTACTACTCAGCAGTTTATCCAGGCGTTTGCTGACGACGTTCCTCCCAGTCCTCCTACGGCACTGACGTACGACGCCGCTATTCGTACTATTTTCTTAAGATGGATGAATCCGTCTGATGACAAATATTTATCTCACATCGAAATATGGCTAAATCAGACCGGTGATGAACCCGATCCCATCGCCAACAGAGCCTCGATGCTTCTCAGCGTCGTTAACGCTATATCGGGCACCGAAGGAGGCTTTACCGCTAGTGGGTTAACTCCAGCCTCTACCTATTATGTGTGGCTTAGAGCGGTAGACACTAGCAATAACGCCAGCGTATTTTCTCAAAGACTAACCGTAGCGGTCCCGCAGCTTACCTCGACCGATATCGAGAACGGAGCCATCGAAGCTATTAACTTGGCGTCGAGTCTATCCGTCCCGGAAATTGTGGAGGCTCTGCCGACTGAAGGCTTATACCAGGGTAGATTGGCGTTCTTAAAGAGCAACAACACCATTTATAGGTACAGCGTAGTTAGCGGTGTTGGAGCTTGGGTAAACACCGTAGACACCTCCTTATTGGCTGGAAGAATCCAAGCGGGGCAGATAGCGGCTGGAGCCATAACTACTAACGCGCTTGCTGTTGGTGATTTCAGTAACCTTACTGAGAACGGTAATTTCGAAGCTGGAGACGGAGCAGAGACAGGCGGGTGGACTAAGGGTGATAATTGGTCCATCGTCAATGACTCTGTGAATGCGTTCTCCGGGACATGGGTAGCTCGTCACAATGCTTCCGTCATAGATGACGTAATCTCTAATAAATTCGCATTCACCGTAGTCGAAGGTGATAAGTTTTACGCTGTAGCCAAGATTAAGTGCATATTGACCAACGCCAACGGTGCGTTCGTTAGGGTCAGATTTATTGACTCGTCTGGGGGATTAATCAGCCCTACTATTGATGGTAACTTGATCAATAGCTCGACCTACGCTAGCTCGACGGTGAAAGCTACTATCCCCGCTGGTGCTATTAGAGCCCGCGTCGAAGTGGTAGCCACAAATAGAGCCGGTACGGTGTTTTTAGATAACGTTAGTATCTTCAGATTGACGTCCACTACCTACATTGCCGATGGGGCCATTATTACTGATCACTTCGTGGCCAACAGCATCAGCGGCAGTGTCATCGCCGTAACCACACTGAATGGCGATAGGATCGTAGCCGGGTCCATATCCGGTGACAGGATTAACTCTGTAACCAGCCTTCCTGGCTCGATCACTGTCGGAACCACTGGGTTTAATCTGGAGGTGATAGCTAACCAAGCCGATGACCCCGCTAATAGAATTAACGATAAGACCACGCAAATTGGGGCAGGCAAGATTACCATTACCGGTAATCAGAACTTTAATCTGCAGAGCTTGGTGGAAGCCTGGAGAACGGGCGGGGACAGCACTCAAATCAATGGCGGAGTTATTTCCGCCAATAGTGTCCGTTCGAATAGCTTGGTGGTCGGGTCCAGAAACCTTACCATTGAAGGGATCACTTTCGACTTTAATAAAGACACTAATACCGTGTTCTGGTATGGAGGGAGAATAAGCTATCCGGGAGATTTGACTGGGAATTTAGTCAGCGTAAATGTATCTGATAATCTCACCGGCATGATGTGGACTGGTCAAACAATTTACGTCTATTGGACCAGAGATACTACCTCTCTCACCGCTACTATTAACACCGATGACCTTGAGGGAGATAACAAAGTAATAATGGCCACCTATAGAGGTGGCGTGAATCTGGTTGCCAATTTCGGCAGGACTGTAGTTGACGGCAGTACTATTATTACCGATACGATTCTGGCTAACCGAATCCGGACCGGCAGTATTACTACCACTCAATTAGACGTCACTGAAGTACTTCGGGCCGGTAACATCAAGACAGGATTCTTGGACGCCGACACTATCTATGTTGGGGATACTCTCCAAATTGCTAGCATTGGTCGCAGCATCGCTGGTGTTGTTACCGTAACTACCTCCGTTCCCCATGAATACACTGTCGGTAAATTCGTAGTAATATCGGAGGTATCCAACAGGTCATTTGATGGAACGTATCAAATTACCGCCGTTCCGAATACTAGTCAGTTCCAATTTAACCAACTCGGCCCAGTGGTAGCTAATTCTAATCTCGGTGGCACGATTTTAGGGGTCAAATATACCGCCATTGATGGTGCTTCTGGCCAAATCAGGGTCAATGACGGCACCAGAGATAGGGTTAAAATAGGCAAGCTATCCGGTTCCAACTACGGTATCGAGCTATTCGATGCCAGCGGTAATCTCTTAATATCCACTGATGGGGTGCTAGGTTCTAGTGTTTATATCGGGACGAGCGAAGGTAACAAACTATTAACTGATATCGCCAATAATGCCTTGGTCCCCACGGTTAATTTCGTCGGAACATTCTCCTCTCAACCTAGCACTTCAATTTATAATGTAAACTCGGTGTATAAGAATAGCGTAGACGGCAACAGCTACGTTCTGGTTGAGAATACTCCCGGTCAGAAGCAATGGACTTTGTACCTAGAAAAGGGAGAGAAAGGGGACAAGGGCGATGAAGGTCAGCAGGGGCAAGAAGGTATTCGGGGACTTGACGGTCTACGAGGTTCCAGAACTTTCTATGTTAATAGAGGAACAATTTCAGCGGTCACCGAAGCGGGCGCATGGAGTGATTCGGTAGCCAACACCACAGCGTCCTTGGGCAATGGCCCGATGCCGGGAGATACTGTTACTCAATACGGCATTAGGACGTTTATAGAAGGTGGAGTCGGTAGCTCCGCCTCGTTCGCCATCACTAAGTTTTGGTCGGGACCTATTGGGAACGGCGCGCCTACCACTAACTCTTGGACTTCTCCAGGCGTGGTAATAGACGGGAATCTACTAGTGACAGGAACCATCGGAGCTAGTAAACTGGCGGTCGGCCAATTGTCTGCGATTACTGCGAACGCGGGGGTCATTACTGCAGGATTGCTACGGTCTAACGATGGCAAGTTTATTATCGATTTAGACAACAAGTTCTTCAAGATAGAGGTATAACGTGTTCGGCCATAGAATTACCAAAGAAATATTTGATCAGATCAAGAGCGCTGGCACTTGCTTTCTAGATCAGGAGTTAGGCAAAGTAGTAGTCTCCTTTGAAAAGGGACCTAATACTGCCGTTAGATGCGTGTCGGTTGACCATGAACAAGTGTACGAAATTTCTGAAGAATTACGTTCTCAAATGAATAGTGAGAAACTCCCTTTAGTCGTTCTTGGCCCTACCTTGGACGCCAGCGAAGCCTACGTTCCCGACAGATTCTTTGAGAATCATCCATATATCAATCGTCCTTTCATTCACGGCATTTTTGATTGCTACACTCTGATACGTGATTACTACAGAAGAGAATTTGGGAAGCTACTTCCTAATAACAATCAGAGAACTTATGGGTGGTGGAATTCCGGAGAGAATTTGTACGTTGAGGGCGCTCCTGATTACGGCTTCGAACAGGTCAACTCGATCAGGAAAAATGACGTCATCCTGATGAAGTTCACCTCTATGCCGAGCCATGCTGGAATTTACATGGGTGAAGGTAAGATCTTACACCATGTTGGGGGTAGATTCTCCTGTGTAGAACCTCTTACTTCTGAATATAAGAGAATGATCTTCGGAGTATACAGACAGACGAATAACAACAATGGGTAAGAAGCTAATTGGTTCCGGCGTTATTGGCGGCGGAACTATAGCTATAGTTGACTCTTCAGCATCCAACGATGGCGACGTATTATTCCGACCTGATTTTTACTATGATAAACTAAGGTTCCATAGTAGTTTCGATTACATGGCCATTGCGGTTCAGGTCGAGGCTACTGTCTCTTTCCCGTACCAAGAGGTTACACAGAGCGCGGGCGGTAAGAAAGGTAAAAATCCTTCAGAAATCCCTAGAGAGGGAACCACTCTGCATACTATAGCCCATCATAATTTGGGTTATAGACCCTCACTTATAGGAGTGAGAGCGGATAACAACAGAGCTATTGCCGGGTCAATGTTCTTCGCCACGACCAGTAACACTTCATTCAGACTGGGGTGGTTTGCAGTTGATAATGTCAGTATCTATTTAAAAGAGAGATGGTTCGTGCAATATAATCCGCTACCGGCTGAGAATATAACATTCAGGGTGTATTGCTTTAATAAGGCGACCGTCTGATGGCTCAAAATGTATTAATCGACCCTTTCAAGATGATAGTGGGGGCGAAATTTGATTCAAGAAATAGGTACGTACATAAGAGTCCAGTATCTTCGGACATGAAATTCCCTAACAGCCCAACGTTCGTAGCGCAATTTAATTCATTAAGATACGCGTTTGATGGTCAGTCCTACGGTATAGTTCAACAGGGACAGATAGATACTAATTATTTTGCTCAAATCACTTATCTAAAAGATAACGCTTCGACTTATCATAGTCCGCCCGGTTTTTTCGCTACGGCGGATAGAATATTTATATCGAGGAGTGACGATAACCTAATAACATTCGATACCGACCACCGAATGCCACATATAGCTCAGATATACAGCGGATCACATGTTACTCCTAACGAAGCCGTCTCATTCGTCGGGGGAGATGTGGACGTAGTTCATCGTCAGTTATTATTATCGTTCAACGAACTATCGGTGGATGGGCCTGATGAGATATTATTCTCGCATATCCAGATCGGCGGAGGTGAAGCTGACACTGGTGGATATACTATGAGCATGATGGGTGGAACTATCTTAGCTCACATCATAAGGCAAGATGGTCAATACGCCGGATGCGTTCTTCTCAATTTAGTGGAAGATACTCAAAATCAGAAGATCTTCTTGGACACTCAAATAACCTTTAAACGCCCCATATCCAGCTTTCCTTCATACGAAAGCAATCAGAACGGTTTCCCCGTGACGGTATACACGGGTTTCGCGTTGAACCTTAATTACACAGTCTTCAGAGGAAAATACACGTGATTCGAATCCGAGCCATCACAGTCAATAACGTGGAAAACGTTACGACGGTGGAAGCTGATATCATCAAGCAAGTAGGATCGATCCAACAGATCGACAAAACGGTCTTCGTGATGCTGCCTCAGCGTTATGAGTCGATTACCCCTGAGTTGCTAGATGCGGTGTCTATTAAGCTTAATGAATCAGGCATTGATCCTTATCCCTTGGAGGAATAAATGTCGTCTGCTATGAGGGGTAAGAAGGGTAATAGACCCAGTGAATTAGACTGGAAGTTCTATGCCTATCCTGCCCCTCCTTCCGTACCTCCGATCACAATTGCGATCCCCTGGGAGAACGTTGTTGATCCGTGGGAAGGCATATCGACTGTCTGGGAACAGCTGGGCTCAGGCGGTCCGTCTGGAGTTGGACCTTGGGAAACGGTTACGTCTCCTTGGGAAAGTATCAACACGACATGGGAGAGTCTCACTGGTTCCGGGGGCGGAGTCTCCGGGACATGGGACAATCTGAATGCGTCGTGGGATAGTATCAATACGTCTTGGTAGATTCTTGACTCAGACCCTGGGTCAGTATTCCCTATCACAGATCATATGCGAGTCCGCATGGGGGTAACATAAGATGGTGGCTCTAACCGGTAGAACCCCCGCGTCTACTTACAAGGACCTGCTGCAGGTCAGCAATAACAATAGCGGCATTGACGCTACTCCCAGACCCGTCGAAGATGGGGAGGGTACTCAGTCCCCTCTGCAAATTTCCTCCACCAAGGTCAATATCCAATCCGGCCTTCAACTAGGCGGGGTGGACGTTGCTATTACTGCAGAACAACTTAACACCCTGGCTAGTATCGGAGGCACCACCACTACTGATGCTCTCCGTGTCACTGGCGGTCTAACCAGTGTACTGAAGACCCTTAGAGACGGCAACAATAATGACGCCGCTCTTCAAGTGTCCACTACTGCCGCTAGATTCGTCGGTGACTGGTTCCTCGGAAGCACAAGAATCACGGCAACTGCCAGCCAAATCAACAGCCTGAATACTTTAATTGGCGCTACTGTTGGCTCCCTGAAAATGGGAGCGGCGATAGCGAGTACGTTCCAGGCGGTAACTGACACCGCAGGAAGCTTAACAGGCTTGTCTTTATCAAATTCCGGCGTCAGAATCAATAGTCTTAATTTAAATGGAACTACTTTATCGGCCACTGCTGCTCATCTAAATGGGGTAGGAGCGGGCATGCTTAAGATGGGGGCAGCCCTGTCTGCGACCCCTCAAAACTTGTCCGACAATTCAGGAAATAATCTACCGATTCAGGCCACTACCGATAGAATCACGTTCACGAGTCAAGTCGATCTCGGTAGCGGCTCTGTTATTCGTGGAGGTACTCAGCTAGTCGCTACCTTTTCGGAACTTAATGCCATTGCTGGCGGCGAAACCGCTCCAAACGTCCTTTGGGTAACTAAAAGCGGTAATGATGCTAGTGACGGGTCTAGCGTCATTAAAGCCAAACTGACTATCAAGAGCGCGGTAGCTAGAGCCATTGCCCTCCAGGACGCCTTTTTGGCCGCTAACGTGCTTCTTTCAGCTCCCATTGCAGACAGAGCGCGGGCGCGTCCTCGTATTGTCATTAAGGTAGCCGCTGGCGATTACTCTGAAGTATGTCCAATAGTTTTAAACAACAATATCTCCATTGTTGGCGATGGCCTCAGAGTAGTCAGTATTCGTCCTACACCGGAGACGAATCAGAATGATATGTTTCAAGTGGACGGTGGTTGCTATATTACTGGCGCCACCTTTAGGGGCCATCAATACCCGTCTTTCGCCATAGTGTTCAAGCCGGGCGCTTATATTTTGGCGTCCCCTTATGTTCAGAACTGCTCGTCCATTACTGCTAAAGATATTGACGGTCAAGCCGGGTCAATCGCTCTTAATTCTGATCCGACTGGCGGAGGCATGAAGGTAGATGGGGCGGTGCCTAACTCATCGTCTCCCATTAAATCTATGGTGTGCGACTCGTTCACCCAAGTTAACCTTAATGGCCCTGGATTTTTCATCCTTAATGATGGATATGCCCAACTAGTTTCTTGCTTCGGTACGTTCTGTTCGTATCATGTGAAAGCCGCGACTGGGGGTCAAGTTAACCTATCGAATAGCACCACGGACTTCGGTAGTCAGGGGCTGGTCGCTACGGGCAAATCAGTATCGGCTATTTATACGGGAGCCTATTCGTCTGATAGAACCGGGTTGGCTAACAATCAAATCAGAGTAGGATCACTGGGTACTAACCGCCCGTATGGCGGCATGATTATGGAAATCAATATAGGTGGTGTTGACGTACTGTTTACGGTAGGAACAGCCACGGCACCTATCGGAGGTCAGTCAACCGTCACGGTGTCTCCGGCCCTCACAACATTTCCGGCAAACGGAGCCCCGGTTAAGTTTTACAACAGATCCACTATTTCCACTGGTAGCCATACCATGGAATTCGTTGGGGCCGGATTCGATTACGGCGCTCTACCTCAGAACGGAGGGGTTCCTGTCCCCAATAACGAGGCAGTGGATGACGGCATTGGGCGCGTATATTATACTTCTACCGATCATCTTGGTAATTTTAAAGTCGGAGCGTTCCTGAGGATCGATCAATCCACAGGATCGATCACTATTCCAGCAGACGCTAATATTAATCTTTCCTCTCTGTCTTCCTTAGGTCCATTCAGACAGATAATCGCCGGGACCGCCTCTCCGGTGGGAGTGGCCGTAGCGGAATTCAGTGATACCATCGGCAGCGGACTGTTGGTATCAAACCACGGGAACTTGGCCGCTACATTACCTACGTCTCGCGCGGTGATGGAATACGTTGATTCTAAGGTAGGCGCTGTAATAGACATTACCGCTACCAACAACCTAAGTAACTCCGGGTGGACTTTCACTATTGATGGTCGTTCTTACGCGGACGATCCGGTTCTCAGACTTTACAAGGGATTTGAATATAGAATATCCGTTCAGCCTACTTCATCCAACCCCGCGTACGCTTTCTTTATTAAGACCGACAGTTCCTCGGGGGCCATCAATTCCTACAACGATGGCGTCACCAACAACGGCGCATACACCGGAGCGGCTGGCGGAAACGTAATAAATTTCAAGGTGCCATACGACGCTCCTGCTAAGCTGTACTATACCGCTAGCGGGTTCCCGACCATGACCGGAGAAATCCAGTTATTTGATTTGGTCGATTATTCAAGCCTATCCGGTCGCCCAACCATTGTCAGCGCCTTCGTCAACGATGCCGGTTATTTGACTGCCGCGTCACTTAGCGGGGTAGCCGTAACTAGTGTATCGGGGCGGAGAGGGGCGGTTACTCTGACTGCCGCCGATATTAGTGGTCTGTCTTCGGTAGCTACCACCGGTAGTTATTCGAGCCTCACTGGGACGCCTACTATTGGTGTGGCTGCTGGTAACATACTGGCCTTGGATGGCTCTGCTAGACTGCCATCTGTCCCGGTCTTTCAGCCTGAACTAAGAGAAGTTAGGTTGAGAGAGCAAACGCTGACTGCCACGGGCACTCTGACTCTGAACTACGCCACCGCAGATAGATTTAGAGTGACCGCCACCGGCAACATTAGTACTATCAGTGTTACAAATATGCCAACCAGTAGAGCGGCCTCGATAGTACTGGAAGCCGTCAACTGGGGAGCGTTTGCTATCACGCACCCAGTCTCCATGAGATTTGCTGGTGGTCTATCCCCAAGTTACACTGCCAGCGGTAGTGACGTCATTATCATAGAAAAGAATTCTAACGAAGAATTCACATGGATGGTAGCATCCAAGAACGTTAGGGCGGTGGCCTAATGTCTGTGGTCAATAAAGTTATCATGGCTTCTGCCGGGCAAGCAGAAGGCGATGGAACACTGCCCGAAGAATCAATCAACATTGGGCAAGCATTTAGAGGCGGATTCTACGCAGGAAGAATTCGGGACGAAGGCACCACCTATATGATCCTAGCCAGGATCGTATCGGACGTAGACGAGAATATGCAGTCTGACGGGGTCGCCGGAACGGTAGCAGCTTATAGTAGGACGAATGGCCCAGGGAATTCTCTTACTTTGGTGCTGCAGGGGTCCACATTCGATGGAGCCGCAGTAGCCGATAATTTCTCATTCTCTACCTACAATGACTGGTATCTTCCGGCCAGGGACGAGCTTGAAGTTATATGGAGGTCGTTTAGATTTCCCGCCACGACTCGTACTAACTTCATTTTAGCTAACACTTTCGATGGTGCGATTCCTGGACTTAATGTAAATTCGGTGCCTAGAGGTGCCCCTTATTATTTGAGTACTCCTAATTTTGGCTACGTACTTCCCGACTTCCCTCTTACTATGTTTAGCTCAACCCTATATTCACTCAGCGCTAATAATTTCTTCTTGATTGGGTTTGTTGAGGGAGGTAATTCTCTATCACTTGAAAGACTAATATCTGGCACCGGTCGGCCCGTAGGCGCTCGACGCGAATTGTACCCGATGGGCGAAGAAGAGGCTCAGCCCGGTGACTATACTAATTATAGCGGATTTTATTGCGGAGTCGTGATTCTGCCGGACTCCGTTACTTATAAGCTGTATTGCACCAAAAGATCGATAGATCTTAGCCGTCAATACAGGACCGTATCGTCTGCTGACGTCATTACCGGCGATTCGTATCTATATGACGGTGTAGCTAACACATCAAGATTGCTTGCGGGAGGCGATTCGCCAGCCGCTACTTTCGCGTCTCAAACATTGGAAGGCGGGTCCAATCAATGGTACGTACCATCCATTTGGGAATTATACGCGATTTATTCAAGATTAGGTAGCGCTCTTTCTACATATGTTCATCGTCCAACCGTGGGTGGTCAACGCCCTTGGACAGTTCTCCCCCTGCGCACAGAAAATTCAGGTGGCAACGCCCAATCCAAAGTAAGGCTGCATAGAGAGTACGGGATTTTTAATAACGAATATTATTTAAGTAGTTCTCAGGACGCTGCTAACACGTCTAATTACTTGTCTCTGAGAATGTCCGATGGAGCCGCCATCTCCACGGTTAAAACGTCTCCTAGAAGGACCAAATTAATCAGAAAGGTGGCTTTCGGGCCGTCCATTGGTGATCCATATAGAGGTGGGTATTACGCTGGTATTGTAGAAAACAACGGTATAGCTTGGAGATTGATCGCAGCCCCCAAGCCATCAGAAGTCACATTACAAATTTCCACCCTCGCCGTTCCAAGTGGTGGGGCCACGCCTTCTATAGGATCAATCAATGATCAGAGTGGCGTCTATTCACTGACGGACGGTAAAGAAGCTACTAGAGCGATGTATGAAGCTTCTCTCACTGGTTATCCGGCTGCCAACGCTTCCGAAACATATTCCATCGGTGACTATTCTGATTGGTACGTCCCATCTAGAGATGAATTGGCTGTAGCATATTGGAATCTTAAGCCGTCTACCTCGGGTAACATCACCGGGACCCCCTCTACCGGTGTCAATGAGTTAGGGTATAACGTCTCGCACGGGGTGGCAGCAGGATTACCTCCACGTGGTGGATACTCTACCGGTGTCCCGGCCAGGACCGGGGTGCCTCTATTTATATCGGGGGGCACGGAATCGTTCAATGGGGCGGTTTATTGGTCATCCTCTTGTGCGTTAGACAATAATTTTTGGGCAGTGTCTTTTAGCACAGGCGAATACTCCAAGGCAGGTACCACTTCGTCCAATAGAGTGAGATTTTTCAGAAGAGAACCTGTGGGACCCGATATTGGGGAGTTCTATAACGGCGGATACATGGCCGGGTATATAAATGACGATGGCATCATATACCGTATAATCTTGGCCCCCAAAATAGGAGGGGAATCTAGTGGTTTTTGGAACAATGGTGCTGGTTTTGGCAACGCCGGGGCGTTTAGCTTAACCAACGGGCTCCTTAACACCAATTTGCTAGTCTCTAATGGCGCAGGTAATTATCCGGTAGCGAAATTCTGCGCGGATCTTGACATATATCAGTATAACGATTGGTATTTGCCTGCCAGAGAAGAACTTGAATTAGTAATCAGAAATCTTCTAAATCCTCAAGGGATCACCGGGAACAGAGATAGCTCCGGTGGGAATGGGTCTGATGGCAAACCCCAAGGGTACAACGCTAGCTCCATACCCCCTAGACTAGGGTTCCCCAGCGAAACATCAGGTTATTCTGCCAATACAGACTTCCTTCCCGGTGGCAGTGAGGCGTTAGATGGATATTACTGGTCATCAACTGCCCTCCAAGGATCGGTCATATGGTATCAGAACACGACCATCGGACAATTTGCGGCTTCTGCTTTTGAATCTAATAACGTATTCAATGTGAGAGCGGTTAGGAGGGAGAGAGTGTAATGGATTACGCATATGTGGCTGACGGGGCGGTTGTTGAAGGTCCCTGTGTTCTGCCTAAGAATTGGAGAAATATCTCTAATTTAGATAAAATGTCCACATCTCAATTAACGGCCAACGGCTGGCTCCGTTATTATAAATACATGCCTTCATCGGTCGGACCGAATCAGAAGGTAGAGATCGATGAAGTAGAGGTGCTAAGTGATCGAGTTGTTGCCCACTACATAGCGGTTGATAAGAGTCAAGAAGAGATCGATCAGGAAACTGCCGAAGCGTGGGCACAAGTCAGAAGACAGCGTAATCAGTTACTAGCAGCGTCTGACTGGACTCAATTGGCGGATTCAAGCGCAAACAAAGAGTCTTGGTCTATTTATCGTGAATCTCTCAGGAACGTACCTCAGAGCTTTGTAAATCCAGGGGACGTAGTGTGGCCAAATCCACCGAATACTTAAAGCAAGCGACCTCTGCCTCTCATCGCAAGCTAGAATCGTCGATATTCGCTAAAGCATTGCTTAGCGGCATGGTTCCCGAGAGGTTGTGGTCCGGTTACTTGCTTAGTAAGTATACTACGTCCGTGGTGATGGAATTAAGACTCCCGGTAATGGATGAGCTAGGAATATCGAGACGTCATTTGCTTTACGAAGATTTGGCCCCGTTCACCAAAGGAACGCTGTCCAAGACTACGATCAAATACGTCAATAAACTGACGACGATGGACATAGAGAAGTTACCGGCTCACGTGTACGTGAATTACATGGGAGATTTATTCGGCGGTCGACTTATAGCAAAAGGTATTTCATGGTCTTCTTCCCATCTCAATAGAGACGATGCCCCCACTATTGTCAGCAAAATCCGCGATATGGTGGCCGACAATCAAGAATTTTTCGTAGATGAAGCCATTACGGCGTTTGAAATGACTAGGGAAATATACGATGAATTACTTTGATCAAATCAGACTGGCTGCTGATTGGTATAATTACAACCTCGAATACAAATGTGGTGAGCCCTCTAAAGTAGAGGGATTCGATTGGTCCAATAATATTTATACCAATGATAAAATCAGAAGAGGACACGTAGAGCTTTACAAGTCAGATAAAATGTCAGTTCTACACGTAACGGTGTTCCCACACTTAAACGACGCCGCTCCAATTTATGGGCTGGATATAGTGTCCACCCCTAACACTTGTTTAGCCGCGTTTTTCGATCTATCTCCCACCGGTGAAGATTGGGGTAGATTCACCGAGTTTAAGTTTAAAGTTCCCCATAGCGTTCCTGAGTGGGCATCTAATATCTTTTCGCCGGGAGCAGTGGCTATAAAGCCTGTCGATCACGATGAACTGTACTGGTTGATAAACATAGCTACCGGGGTCTATAGGAAATATTATTTGGCCTTGGGCACTAGATCAGCCTCTGTAGATTCGGTTAAATCATCTCAGAATAGTTATTGCGCTCAGCAAAGAAAGAATGATAAGACTCTGATCGCTCTTACCAAGATGGTCGGAGCTACCGAAGCTAGAAGGTTTATGGACGATGTATTATTCCCAGTGATTGACTAATCGCATCTTATTATTAATTATGGGTTTCCTAACTTTACTATGATAGAATCGATGGCATCATTAGGGCAAACTTATAAGGGGGCCTCCCATGAACGATGTAGGTTGGTGGGAATTAGCCTCTAAACTCCTCATTCCTGTTCTATTTGCTTTGTGCGGTTTCGGTTGGAAGTTATACAAAGACATCCAAACCGAAATGGTAAAAATCAAAGAGAAGGCTGATGAAGAGCTTGAGGAAGCTAAGAACAAAGCTGATCTCAACTTGAAAGAAGTTAAGAGAGAACTTAATAAATCAATCGAAGAGCATAGGCTACAGTATCTTAGAGAAATAGAAAACACCAGAGCCGAGACGCAGAGCTTAAGTAAGCAGATTTTGGCTCTTCAGCTAAAGATCGTTGAAACTTATCCCACTAAGAACGATCTGATGGAGCTTGAACAAAGAATCATAGACAGAATGAAGATGGTGCTAGAGGCTAAATTCGGACGTTAACAGGAGATAAACATGATTCCTGGCATTGAAACGCTATTAGGAAGCATACTCGGAGGCGGATTTCGGTTCCTCCAAGCCTGGATGGAATCTAGAGAGAAGCAGCGGGACCGAGATCACGAACATAGAATGATGGAGTTACAAGGTAACCTAGCCGAGAAAGCGGATGAGCGCCGCTTTCGTGAGTTAGGGGTCACATTGGACCATCAGACCGAAATTCAGGTGTTGCATGGCGTGGCCACAGCCACACAAGCTCAGTCGAGTGAAGCTAAAGAAGCTGGCGGGAGCGCCGGATGGCTGTCTGCGACCATTCGCCCTCTTACCACTTACTTCCTCCTGATTTTCTACCTGTTCGCTAAAATCACTCAGATAGTCATGGCGTGGCAGACGCAAGGGCTACAAGCCCTGGTGACTACTTACAACGAGGCTGACATGGCCTTACTGTCTGCGGTGCTAGGGTTCTGGTTCGTCAATCGGAGCATGATGCGCGGTCGTTCTTCTTTAGGATCGTGACCGATGCCAATTAATGCAGAAGCCCTGGCTCTAATAAAAGGCTTTGAAGGGTGGCATCTAAGGCTACAAGATGGCCGCGCTGGTCCTTATTTATGCCCCGCCAATGTATGGACTATTGGGTGGGGATCGATCCGTGGGCTCGACGGGAATTGTGTTACTAGGAATACAGACCCGATAACCGAGGCTCAGGGAGAAATCCTGTTGGCCAGGGATCTCAGGAATTTCGCGTCAGCTGTAACGGATAGCGTAAAGGTTCCTCTAACGCCGAACCAATACGGAGCCTTAGTTTCATTCGTGTATAATTTAGGTCCGGGTAGATTACGCTCTAGCACTCTCTTGCGCAAGCTAAATTCGGGCTTATATGACGAAGCTGCAGACGAGTTTAAGAAATGGATTATGGCCGGTGGCCGACCTCTTCCTGGACTAGTCAGGAGAAGAGAGGCTGAAAAAGCTCTGTTTTTGAAAAGAGAACCGGAGCCTCAACTACCGCCAGCGCCCTCTGCGGGAAGCAGAACCAATGGATGGACGGGTAGATTCTTGGAGGCTTTCAATCGGACTAAGGAACCCGTCCGGTAGGCTGCGGCGCGGGGCATGACCCCCGCGCCGACATACCCGTCTCAGGCCGCCGAGGCCATCGGGGACGCCTCAGGCGAGGCACCAGCTACTGTAGTAGCGGACGCGTCGTCAGCGGCACCCTCAGCCACGACGTTGCCAGCGATAGCCACTCGATGGCCCTTCTGCGCCATACCACGCAGACGATTACCAAGGCACATACGCTGCATGCCGGGGTTCAGACCGGCCCAACGGTTATAGTCGAGATCGTTCTCGGCGCAGACCGACTCGATGATCCCAACGTCAGCGCCCTTGAGAAGATCGGTGATCTGATCTTCCACACCGATGCTGGGCTTGCCGCTGGCAGTCTTGTGGGCCTTGTCCACCGAGTACTTGCGGCGGTATTCGGAACGAACAGCGGAGAGTCTGCATGCAGTCACCGCCACCACCTTACCATTGCCGAGGCGAGCCTTCAGCTTCTCGGGCTCACCCTCAACATGACCGATGGCTTCAACCGTTTGACGACCGAAACGGCAGAAGACGACCTTACCAACCATGTCATGAGAGGCTAGGTCTTCCGAAAAGACGATAGCCTTCTTCGGGGCGACGCTCTTCTCGGCCTTCGGCGTAGCGTTTGCCGCCTTCTCAACAGCGATCACTTCTGTCATCGCCGTCTTGTCGTAGAACGAATCGGTGCCGACATAGAGAGCCTTGCCGCTATCAACTGCCTTCTTAAGAGCGTTGCGCGCATGATCGACCCTCTTATAGGTCTTGCTAACCGCAGCGAACTCAAGCTCAGCGTTAATCTCGTCTAGAGTCATTAAATGCAGAGGCTTTTCAATAGCCATAGTACCATTTCCCTTTCGTCGGCCTTTGTGGCACATCATATCCTAGCACACCCAGACTGCTCTCACAATATACTATTTTTGCGGAGCAGTTCTCGATCCCTTTACAAGATCAAGATGAACTAACATCGCAGCTAGGTCCTCGACGTTAGATTTTCCGGTAGTCGTCCACGTGATGGGCTGAGATAGACCATCGACGTTTAGACTCCAATAATTTAAATCCTCCGTGGTCGTCTTTACCAGGGGGCATTCCAGTATCCGTATGAGGCGATTGATTACGGCGTCAGCAGCTTCCTCGATTTGTCGATCAGGGAATCCCATGTATACTGCCGGATTTTGATCACCTTTAGAAATTTCTTTCATATAATAGGTAATCACGGCTGATAATCTGAGATCGACGGGAATCTTCTCCATTAGATAACGCCCAATCCGCGAAGATGACGATAAATTCTCACAGTAGCCCTGATATCCACCAAGGCATCGTGAGCGCCTTCTAATTCTTCATCGAAGAAGATTTTGTATGCTTCACCGAGCTTAGGCCATTTGTAGCCCCAGTTGCCTGGAATCTTGCAGATTTCGGTGGAAGCTTTCATGGTGCATTTCTTCGGAAAGCGTAAAACTTCCGAGTCGTCAAGCCCGAGACGGGCGAAGGCAATAGCCATGATCCTCATGTCGTATTCAATGTTATGAGCAATCATCCCCTTCGATTGTTTCTTGAAGCTAGAGAACATCTCGACAGCAGTAGATAAGGGCACACCTTCATCCATTGCTTGCTCGTGAGTGATTCCGTGGATAGCCGACGATTCAGGAGGAACAACGTACCCTTCTGGCTTAACTATGACGTTAAAGCTGCCTTGCTCTTCGCCACTCACAGTATCAAACAAAATGGAGGCCAGCTGCACTATATGAGGTAGTTTTGGGAGATTAGCCGGAGACATTGAAAATTGTTTGGGCAGCAAGCCCGTTGTCTCGGTGTCAAATGCCGTCACTAGAGCCATGTCAATAGGTCCTCTTTGAGAACCTATTATACCAACTGATCTATCTATAGTCGATATACCAAACATAGATAGCGAGTACTATATACGGAATTTCGAGGTCATGAGTCCGTAATACCCGAACTTGGTATCCATCATAGATCGGCCTTCGGGATTCTCAGCGGTTCGCTTGGTCACAAATTCTGCCTCTTTCTCGCGGCGAGCTAGAGCGTCTATGAGGGTTTGGTATAAAGCAGGGTGAACAATCAAGCCTTGAGGCGTCTGGAACATGACGGGCTTCATTCGGAAAATGCCGCCGTGTCGCTTGATTAATTTCTTGAGGATGCGCTTAGAACGATGGCGGCTTTCCGGAAAAAGTCGCTCGTCGCTTGGCTCGCAAGCCATGTTGCTTACGAAGATCTGAATCCCTGCGAAGGGATTATCTAGAAGACGCTGCATCACACCAACCTCCACGCTGCCCACGCCCATTGTAAGGACGCGCCAAACCCTCGTCAATCAAATTCGGCCAATGTCCCGGTCACGGTTGTCAAAGACCCGTGCCAAGGTACGCCCGTAACGGTCGCGATCCCTACTAACTTCGATCCTCACGCCACGTGACACGAGTTCCATCATGCGGATTTTGGCGGTCTGAACCCGTTCACGCTCGCTCTGGCATTGGCCTTTGATCTCCGGAGTATCAATACCCAGGACACGGACAGTCCGCTCGTCGGCAAGGACGATGGTATCACCGTCCACTACCCGCTTGATCTGGATGACCTGCGAATCTCCGCAGGCCGCTAGCATTAAGCATATAAATAAGATTCTTTTCGTGCTACACCCAATCGGCATACTTAGAGAAGGTCGCGTGCCCCCAACTGTCACCAACTGCGACGTCGTTGGTGATCGGAACGTCTAGCTGGAAAACGTCACTCGGTCCGAAGCTGCACATGATCCGCATTGCCTCGTCCATGAGATGACGTTCTTCTTCCACGAACTCAAATTCCAATGAGTCATGAATTTGTAAGATCATACCACTCTGGGCGTTGTTGGACGCTAAGAATTCATCGATCTCGGCCATCTTCAGTTTGGTCATGTCTGCCGAAGTCCCTTGAATTACTCCGTTCCCGGCCTTGCTGGAGAACAAGCCATTCGGGAAGCGACGGCGGCGACCGAGCTTAGTCTTAACGTATCCTCTTCTCTCAGCCACAATCTGAGCGTCTCTATTGAATTTCTTAGCTTCGGGCATCAAAGCCCGCATCTTGTTCATGTAGCCCTGGGCAACGCTCAATTCTACGCCAAGACTCTCCGCCAGCTTCTGGACGCCCATCGAGTAAATGACGCCGAGATTAATTCGCTTGGCAGCAGGATCACGCTCTACGCCGAGCAAATCAGCAACCAACTGGTGGTAATCGGTGCGAGGATCTTTGGCATAGGCGTCCAAGACGTATCTGGATTTGGCGAAGTGGGCAAACACTCTGTATTCTTGCTGCGAGTAGTCAGCTGACCACCACCGGAATGGGGACATGGGTCGATAAATTTGGCGCAGCAAGGGAGAGATTTCCTTGTCTCTCTTGGGGATCTGCTGCATATTTGGTCCGGAAGACGACAGGCGACCTGACACGGTACCATATTCGTCGGTCTTGACTTGGTTAAAGTCGCAATGGACTCGCCCTTGAAACAGGTTGGATTTAACCGAGCCCTCAATAAAGGTATTATTCAGATTCTCGTACTTGCGAACCTTAAGGATCGCCTTACCGATTTCGTTAGTAACTAAGAATTTCTCGGTGAAAGAAGGCTGTCCGTTGGGGAATTTCATACTTGGAGCAGTCAGCGGCCAATCGTTGTGACCATTCTTCTCCATTAGCACGCGAATTTGAGGGGTGGATCGTACATTAAAACCGTCAGGGAGCTTTTTCTTGGCTCCCAGTAGCATTTCCTCAATCTTGCCTTCAATCTTCCTGAGTCTATATTCGTCCACGGCGACACCGCGACGTTCCATGCGATATAGGGTCTTCGTTACGCGCTTTTCAACGCTATGAACTACCCCCAGTTCTTGCTTATTAATTTCATCGAGTTGCTTCTGCCACAATTCAAATGTCGATATTCCATCTTGGTGCGCGTAGTCAGCAGACGGCCCATCACCCGGAGTGATCCAATAAAACTCCATCGACTTGCGATCTTCCGGCACTTTCTTGCCGTGACGCTCAAGCATATATCTACTAATATACGGATAAATGTCCAACTTTTTACCGCTGATTTTCATCCGTTCAGCGCAAGTATCTAGATCGAACGATCCTTGGAGTTCATCGATCAGAGCCGCATTGACTCGTGTATCCTCAACCGTTCCCTCGACGACGATGCCGTGTCTGGACAACAGCCAGAGGTCATATTTAATATTGTGACCTACCCAATGTCTATTGGGGTCGAGAAATATCTTGCGAATCTCGGACTCAATGGGGTGATCGTCTCTTCCGAGTACGAAATCATGCACGGACTTAGGTAGTCTACATCCAGGAATATTACCTCCGTCCGCGTGTCGCACCGGAAGGTACCAAGTATCGTCAGGACGCGGCCCAACGGTAAATACGTACCCAACCACGAAACAGCGATGCTTATCTAGGCCCGAGGTTTCGACGTCAACCACGACGTCTCTCGTGCCACGCAGCGCATTCATGCACCGCTGAATTTCGTCGTGATTCAGCTTCCTACGGTCGGAGGTAATATCCAGGAGCATTACACCCTCGCGAGTTGGACTAAGGAGGCGGAAACCTGCTTGGCCTCATGGATAGCATCGTCGAGAGCCCTATGCTTGACCCCCACAAACGGGATATTCGGATACTTTCCCGGTCCTCCGGACGCCAAATCCAAGACTGTCCGAACGTCTCTAGCAGACCAATATGCCCACGGAGAGATTAGACTGCACTTTGCATAGGCTGCCTCGATCATTGGGAAGTCAAACGTAGCGTGACTCCACACTCGGTAAGGCTTCTCAAGTTGATCATTCTTATCAAATGGGATGTCTCCCTCAATCTGTCCACGACACCACGATTGAAGATAAATTAGGGCCTCCTTAATATGGACTCCCTCTTCGCGATACAGGGCCTGGGCTTCCTTGGGCTGATTTAGCCACCATTTGATGGTTGACTCAGTGACGCCCAAGCCGACGCTTAAACATGACTCTAAATCGATTGCCACTCTAAACCGATTGCAGCAATCCGGATCGAAGTCGTTCCCGACAAACGACACGGCGGCGATTTCGGTGATGGCTGAGCCAGAAACATTACCCATCGTCTCGATATCGACGACGAAATTAATAACTTCCATTACCGGCCCCCTCCGTGAATCTTGTCCTCGATTCTCTTGAGGATCTCCATTTGTTTCGGAGAAATGAAAGTGCGCTCGGCGTATTGATCGATCTTGTCCTTGATGCTCCGGACAAAATCCTCTTCGAAGCCCGACAGGTTGGGGTACTTCATAGCGTCTGCCAGAAGCTCCTTCATCCACGCGATGTCGAATGTTTCAGACCCTGAGCGGCTAGAGGTAGAGGCACGCTGAGTGGTGCTTGATCCACTGGTCCTTCTGGCCTCCGCTTCCTCTAATGCCTTAGCCACAAACTTCGCGATCTCGGTGTGTTTCTCAGCCGACTCATCCATCAAAGTCGTGCGGAGAATCTCGGAACCGTCTCTCCAAATACCAGCGCCCTGAGCGGAGTCAAAGCACTCGGCAACAGTATACTTCGGCATGTCATGCTCCAAATACAATTAGGGCCGGAGGGTTCCCCATCCGGCCCTGTTGTTGTTAGAACTCGGTGTCCTTCGGGCCAACGCCTTCGCCAGACTGTTCGGACTCCTCGTCCAGACCCTTCTCGACTACCTTCACGCCGACATTGCGGAAGTGCTCATTCATTTCCTTGAGGCGATTGAACAGGTCCTTATCCTGCACGAAGCCATCGGAAGTGAAGGTCGGGGACATGAACTCACCCTTGGGCGAAGGGATCTTCTCCGATCCCACGTTGAAGATCATGCCGTAAGTCGGAGCCTGCGACATTTGCAGTCTGCCGACGAACTTGCGGCCCGGCTTGAGCAGGGCGCGCTGCAGCGACACAATCGACGGGGACAGGTTCGGATAGTCCGGAAGGTAGGCGAGAACGTTCAGCAGTTTAGTGGCTGCCGGGAGCGACTGTGGATTGGACGGGTCGAACGAGCCCCAAGTATCGAGACGAGACTCCTTCACCGTCTTGGCGGTGCGCCACGTGATGCGCTTGCCATCGACTTCGAAGGTAAATTCAGCATCTGCGGGGGACCAATGGACACCATCATCCGCGCGAGCAAGAAGACCACCACCAGCATTGCGGGGACGCCAGAGCAGGTAACTCTTCGTCACCAGCACGGGGATCATCCGGAAGGACTTACCTAGGTTGTCCTCAGACAACAGGTGGTAGTATTCACCGGGGCGACCGCTACCATCCGAAACCTGCGGAGACAGTGCCTGGAGAAGGGAAATTCTAGGAAGAGCGACGTCTTCCTGGTCAATCCCCATAACCCCGGTGTTTTGCTCGCCCCTCATCCAGTCAGGAAGAGCCAGCGCGCCGGATTCTTCCTTCTTGGTTACTTCAGTACCTTTAGCCATTATGCTTTGTCCTCATATTAGGAGATCATTTGGATCATCGGCCAACCTAATTGACCGACAGCGCTGATCATACCACGCTCGCAGTATGGGAGCTATGGTATATTCAATGGCTCCGTATGGCGCTCAAAATAGCCAAGCTGAGAGCCAATGGAATCGTTGTTCCGTGATGTCTAACAGGAGCCACTGAGTGCCTGATTCTAGTGTGGCAAGTGGCGTAATAATTGCTGTCCCACCCTACCGACCAAACATAATTTTTTGGAAGGAAGGTCAACGCAGCGTGGAAATCGCCCGTCCAATTAGGAGGGGCGACGGTCGATGAACTGCCGTATCCGATAACTTTAGCTATTTTCATATTAATACTAACACTTGGACCCGTAGATCGCTTAAATTCTCGAATGGTTTCGTCTAGAAGTATATTATGAATTACCGGAGTCATAGAGCTTCAATATCTTGTACACTTCTATATGCATCTCGGCTTGACGTTTGTAGAAGTGCCAGATGGGCCTCTGGATTTGTCTACTGGATTCTTCGTCCATTCCCCAAGACAATTGGTCGGGATCTTTCCCGTTAACCAACGCGATGGTCCTGGCTATCTTCTCAATTAACTGGTCAGACATCGGTGTATCACCCCTCTCTATCGGCTGGACCCTGACATGGCGATGGGAGACGCCGCGTGACGCCTCCCCACCCCATTATCGGCTGATCTTGGTCAGCGCTTGACTTTGGTGACGCTGGCGAAAGGCGCGGGCTTGACCGAGAATATCTGATCGGGTGGATCCTTGCCCTCTTCCTCGATCAATTCCTTGATAGCCGAAGACAGCGAGGACGCGTTGACCGTTTCTTGGATCAAGGCACCCATATCGTGGGCCTTAAGCCATTCGTACCCAGCCATCTTACCCGTGACACGGAGATCGGGCTGATTGCTGATCCGAGTAACGAACTCTTCGGCCCAAGGCTGGTCCGCGAGCCAATCGCGATCAACTTCGACCTGCTGGAAAGTGACGGACATACGAGACGAGATAGTGATTCGATACCCGCTTTCGGTGGTGAGGGTCTTGATCTCTTCCTCAAAGAATGCTTCGGGGAGCTTGGTGTAGGAAATGTGTTCCTTCAGCTTGTTGAGGTTCTTGATGGCTTCATGCAAGGTTTCCGCCGAACCCTTCACGACCACGAATGACTCAGCGATTTCGGCAACCTTCTCGGTGCCATCCACGATTTCGGCCAAAGCCTTGTATAGCTTCTCAAGCTCTCTCGCTAAGAACTCGGTGGTAGCCTGAATCTGGGCAAGCTTAGTTGGGTCTAGCAACACACTCTCCTATTGAGATCTGAGGTTAATCTGCCTATACTTCTGAAATTTGTGATCCCATTTCAGAAGTGATATCATCTTGTCGATGCCCGAATACTCCTCGCCAACGGCCATCATGACCGCAGCTATAATGGCAGGGTCACCGGACAGAACGATATGGTCGATATCTGGATTGTATTCGTCCAGAAATGCAAGGATTTTGAGGTCGAACTTCTCAGCCGCCTCAGTTGATCCGATTTCATCCGTAACTGTGGCAATCGTCGCTAACTCGCCAAATCGCCCGGCGTTTTGATAATTCAGATGTGGTATCTGCTGTGTGATCCAAACCTTACTAATCATACATTCCATCCGGACAAATCGATGTAGTATAGAGCCTCTTGAGCGCGAGTAATAGCCACATACTGGATGCAAAGCTCCGTATGTTCCTGCTCCTTAGTCCTCGCCCAACCGGACGGGCAGTTGTCGCGCTCAAGCCAGAAAATACGGGGAGCCTCGTCTCCTTTCGATTTATGGATGGTCATGAGGACGACCTTGGTCCTTTTCATCGCCTCCAAATCCTTGTCGGCGCTGAACATCGAGAGGCATTCGTTAATAACGCTGCTAATGGTGATGGCGTCGGACGAATCGATAATGACCATCATCGTATCAAACTTGTCGGTGATGGCCTGAATCTTGCCCTCGTCGTCCTTTACCTTAGCCTTTTGGACCTCCCGGTCGCGCCAAGATTCCAGAGACGTAATGAGGAACTCAATCTGATTCTCGGTGCGCCCCTGCATGACATAGTTGCTCTCGATCTTTCTCATCAAGGTGATCAGGCCGCTAATCATGTCGCGTCCGAGGATTCCGCAGGGCACTCGCGCCGCCATCAACTTGTAGGCCATCGAGACTAGATCTGCGTTCTTGCGGCTCACGATAATATCACCCGTCTTGTAAGTGGACGGCCCATGCTTCTCTAGATGTTCTACGATACCCTCTCCCTTCCACTCTGCTGCCTCAATTTGAGGTACCAGGGCCTTCGCGACCTCGACCACCTTTTTAGGGCAGCGATAACAGATCGAGAGTGGGTATTCGACGCATTCAAATTCACGCTTGATCCGATCCATCGCGTCGGACGCCGCGCCACGGAACATGTAGAGCGACTGGAACCTATCGCCTACCGCAGTGAACCTGCCATTGCGAGCCAGGGCCTTCTTGAGGAAAGCCATTTGAACCAGATTGGTGTCCTGAGCCTCATCGACCATCAAATGGTCGTACTGGCGCATCGGCAAGCCATAAAGGACAGGAAACGAGATCTGATCATCGAACGATACGATGTTGGTAGTGGCCAAGCAACGAGCCAAAACGTCGCGCGAAGCCTCGATGATCTCGATGGTGTTATCAATCTCGCCGTTGGCAGACGTAGTATCGATGTCGTAAGTATCGATAAGCTCCTGCCACACCCCGGCGTATTCCTTGGTGACCGGATTGAGCGACAAGCTACGCACCATTCGGTGATCCGGCACGAGCCCGATGGTATAAGCCTTGGACACCAAATTAATTGTGGCCGATCCGATGGCCTTCATATCTTTCGGCGTCATCATCCCCTTAACAGTATTGGCGACCTTATCGCCGTCCAGCACAGGGTTCTTAAACGCATTCATCACTACCCCATACCCCAGCGAATTAAAGGTAGAGGCGGGGAGTCCGCGATTCTTGAGGACCGTGGCGATGGTCTTGTTGAAAGCCAAAAGGCAGGTGCGTCCCGCGCTTTTGCCGATCTGTTGGCAGAGTAGTTCAAGCGTCTTCGACTTGCCCGAACCGGCCACCGCCTGGATGAGCATGTTATGGCGATCATAGTTGTTCAGGATGACGCTCTGATAGGGGGACGGCACAATCGGAGCCGTATCCTGGACAGTGTGGGAGCTTATGGCGTTCATTTAGCCCTCTCTCGGCTATGTCTGATGATAGGTATATAGTACCACGGCTTGAGCATCAGCGCTACCCATTGTTCTTATCCACGTCTCTCGCTTTGGTAGCCATCCATTGAAATATCTCATCAATACTGCTTGTTGGACAACCTGGGGGCAACGATCTGCCATTCATTCCTGGCTTGCCTATAAATGGCTTTAGATAATCCTCAGCTGGCTTCTTCGATCTTCCTCGCTTGATGGGCGTGATCTTGCTTACGATCATTATTCACCTTTCTCGACTCAGCGTCCACGATAGACATGAATATCGTGACAAGCATCGTCTTCATTCCGATGTTATGAACCGGGAGCTGCATCATTTGATACTTGCCCCCGATGTTACCCAAGACCGCTATTAGGCTGTTAGAACTTGCTATTTCATAACTGTCTATTAATTCGCCGTTGGGCATCTCGATCTTTATTATAAAGTGCTTGGGAACCTCCATCTCATTTTCTCCAGCGATCAGCCGCAACGGCCAGTTGAATCCATGCGTCGTGCAGTCTTTCATAAAGAATGATAGACGACCATGGATATTTTTCTAAGCATCCTAGCATGAACGGCGAGGGATTACTGGCTTTGAAAATGCCTATTACCGAAATGTCACAGTCCATAGCATAGCACACCTCGTATCCAGCGCCAAAGGATGGTTCGTCCAAATACGCTACTACTAGGGTGCTTTTAGATAACGAGGTGGTATCAATATCATATATTCTTTGGCGATCTTCAGCTTTGGAGTGATCCAGCCCTTGGATGGCCTTGTATGGCTGGAACACTTCGTAGCCACAAACATTCAGAATCTTCTCCGTTTGATCGAATTTAGATCGAGTGTCTTCCCAATTCGGAGAATACGTTATAGATCCTGAAATGTAGGCCAAATTAACCATACACTGCCTCCCCCGCGATCAGCTTTCTATACTGGATCACTCCACGTAGGTTACCATGGAGGTGCCTATTCTTCCAGTTACCCGACTCGTCCTTCATATCGGGAGTAACTTGGTGTTCGGCGGGTGACGCGTGAACCGGTTGAGACACTACTAATTGAGTGTGAAGGCGGTCGTCTTCCTCAAACGTGGAAATCTTTCCGGTTTCGAAGGTTTCGTAAGAAACTCTGGCGGAGCGGGCGGTGCTGACCTTGAGTAGACGAGCCAGAGCTTGGCCACCTTCTTCTTTGACAGCCGAAGCAATGTCGTCGTCGTTGACGTATGGCAGATGCCAGTCATTATAATTGATAAATTTCGGACGATTATTAGACATAGCATCCGCGATGGCATCAGCCAATGCCTTGATTTCTGGCTGAGCATCGGGATGACGCCGCAAAGAAAAGAAATTATTCCAGTCGGTAGCGGTAACTAGTACATTAATGTGGGCGAATGATTCAAGCACTCTATTGACGATTTGCTTGTGAAGCCCTAGATTATTGAGGAGCCTTGCTTGCTCAACAGCCGAATCGCGAGCAGCGAGCCAACGGCGTCCAGCTAGGAAAGTGTTCTCCACCTCTGCCCCAGCTTGCATCCCCTTCTTATTTGATCCCCAATAAATAGGCATCGCAGGGTCATCAATGACGTCTTTAATTAGACGCTCTACCGGAATAGCACGACTGCTGCTAGCGTTACGAGACAGCACTCGATGGGTCATAAATTCGCTATGAATCAGTCTCGGATAACGCAATTTGAGAGTCGTTACTCGAATATCAGTGGGGGTGGCACTATCAGCTATAATGGTGGCCGAAATCGGCATAATAATCTCCATGGAGGTAAGACTGACTTACTTTACCACAGAGATATGTCGATGCCTATCAGACGTTCGTTTCCTGGGGGCTGGACACAGTTATGCCGAGCAACCTGATAGGCTGCGCCAGTGGGAAAACGGTTTTCGCTAAATCCAGTGACGCCGCGTATAATTCGTCCGTGCTACGAATCGGGTTGATGAAGCTTCGCTGCCTAGTTATCGTAGTAAAGTCCGAATATCTAACCTTGATGGTGACGGTTCGCCCGAACCACTGATGTTCTTGACACCACTGCCATAGCTCTTCCGATAGTTTAGCCAGCCCTCTTTCTACTTGGGTCAGGGCGATTAGGTCTTTGGAGAATGTATGCTGCACTCCCGAAGAACGTCGCACGTGCACCGGGTCAACTGGCCTATCGTCTATCCCTCTTGAGATGTTGTAGTAGTATTCGGCATGCTTACCAAATTTCCGCTCCAATTCGGCCATATTCATTTCGTAAAGGTCCTTGCCGATAAACACGCCCATTCGACGCATTTTTGCGGCAGTGGCCGGACCGATCCCGTGAAACTTCTCTATGTTTAGATAACGAACGTATCTCGACCCGTCCTCGGGAAGGATAACGAATTGTCCGTCCGGCTTTCTCTCACCGGAAGCCATCTTGGCCAGGAATTTGTTGTACGAAATACCTGCCGATGCAGTGATCCCGCAACGTTCCTTGATGTTCTTTCTAATCTCCTCAGCGAGTGACCCGGCATTCTCGAAAGTCTTGCAACTATCGGTGACGTCCAAATAAGCCTCGTCCAGCGATATAGGCTCGACTAACGAACAATGCTCGTTGAATATTTCGTGAACTTGGTCTGATGCCTCGGAATATTTATCAGAGCGAGGCTTGATAAATATCAGGGTCGGGCATACCTGCCGGGCCAGCCAGCACGGCATCGCTGACCGCACACCATAGGTCCGCGCCTCGTAGCTGGCGGTAGCGACCACGTGACGGGGCTTTAGCTCGCCCACCGCCACGGGCTTACCGCGCAAGCTAGGATTATCTCGTTGCTCAACACTAGCGTAGAAAGCATCGAGATCGATGTGGATTATCCTGCGTTCCACGGCGCTACTAATAAACCTTCTTACTTTTGAACACGGCGTTCGGGAAGATTTGTTCAAGAACCGTCTGAATATGAGCGTCTACCACCGAACGATCTTCGTGGGCCTCTCTTACAATTCCGGACATGTGGGCAACGGTCCAAGCATCGCGTCCCGTCAGAATCTTGGATGTATCAAGATTGGAGTTGGCTAATAGCCAATCTTGAATCCTGCTGCGCCAAGATTCGATAGTGTCTTTGCCAAACTTCGCCATGTATCGTGCCTCTCAAAGCATAGCGCAGTATAGCATGACACGGCGTCAGACACCACATACAGTTCGCCCCGGAGAGTATTGCTCTCCGGGGCGCGTTAGATCAGATCAGCGGACCTTGATTGGATTGGTCTTGCTAAACATCTCAGTGGACTTATAATTACCCTTGGAATCAACACCGCTCTTGGCGACGATGAAACCATTAGAGATGGCCCTGATCTCGACCCTCTCGTTCTGTTTAATCGCAGGGGCGGATGCCTTGCCGCCGCCCCTAACGGTTGTGTTCTTAGCCATATCGTCTCCTATCGGATCTTCAGTTCGATGGGGCAAGCGCCGCCCGCGCACTCTAGCGAAGCGTCATCATACGCCTCTTCCTTCGCGCGCACTATCTTTGCCATCATCGCGTCATAAGTATTAGCATCAATCGGATCTTCCGGTACGTAAGCATATGCACTAATATCAGTAACCGGCATCACCGAGCAGCACCGAACACGAGGCTGATACTCTAGCACCATCTGCATGAACGAATTGAAGCTAACGATCTTCGGATCATACTTGAGGGTGTAGCTGACTTGGTTATTCTTGCCAGGACCGCCCATCCAGAAAGTCTCGATCAATTGCACCCACTTGAAGTGAGCCTCCGGACCTACTTCCTCGGCAGTGGCGATCTGATCTTCCGGAATCAGATCAACAATCGGTTGCTTGGTCGGGAAGCCCACCACCACGCAACCGTGATACTGGTGAGATACATCCTTGATGGGATATCCCTGCTTCTCGAACTCAGCTACCTTATCCGAGCCCTTGGGGAAGATCACGTTACGAGTGTAATACTTAACTGCCGGAAGATGGGCACCTTCTGTGCACGCCATCACCTTGCTAATCGTGCCAGATGGCTTGATCGTGGTGAAGGTGTGAGGAATATTCATACCAAGCTGAGTCGAATAGGAGATAGCGGATTCTTCTACGGTCTGTCTCATCTCATCAATGAACGACCAGAAATCCATTACCTTATGCTCGGGGCGAGGTCCCTTATTGAACACCACATAGTCATACGCCGAGATTACATCGTGGAAGGTGCAGTTGAAGAACTTGAAGGCGAACTCGTGGATACCAGTAATACCCACACCGATTCTATTAGTACGCTCCACTTCCTTCGCGTACAGAGCCTTCATCGTGTTGACTCTGATGAGGAACGGAGCCATCAGACGAGCGGCATCAATTGCCTCGTCCAGATGTTCACAGTGAGACAGAGCGATGTCCCCGATGACACAATAACCACCCCACTTGGCCAACGCAATCTCACCACAGGGATTAGTGATGTAGTGATTGGGAGACTTCCGCATGTCTCTGAGCATGCGATCAATCATCTCCATCGTTCTCGGATGAAGATCAAAACCGATCACGTCCTTATTCAAATAAATGTCAGCGGTGATCTTGTCAGTGCCCTTATCGTTGGACGTAAGCTGGTCCGCGTTGATGAACCCAGGCTCACCCGTCTGATCGAAATACGCGGCGGCTAGGGCAGCTTCGAATACTCGGCGGGCATGAGAAGGGGCCGGGTTACGAGCTTGTTCCCAGAACTCGGTATCAGTCAGGATCGAATTGTTGGACGACCAAAGATGTCCACCGCGCTTAATGTCGATGAACTCGATAACATCGCGATCCTTCCAATACTTGGTGGACATACGAGCCGCTCTACGAACATTGCCCATAACCACGCAAGCAGCGAGGTAATGATCGATAAACAGAGCTTGCTTCCAGGGCTTCATACCAGCGCCCTTAATGGTAGCTACCTTGAGCAGCGCCCGCATCAAAGGAATCGGCCCCTGCGCCGGGCGATTCTGCATCCCCTTGATAGGGGATCCGGCGCTACGAACGTCAGAGAAGTCGAAAATGAACAGCGAGTCCTTATGATTGCGGTGATAAGCCGCAGTCTCTAGGACACAGATGATTTCGGCCCATCCTTCTCTGGAGTCACGGACCTTGAACCATTTAACGTCTTCTGAATTGGAGTCGTACTTATGGCGGGCTTCGCGAAGACTGTCGAAGGACCCTTGGAATTCCGTGAAGGCCGAACCAAAATTGGGGTGAGAGCCCTTGGCAACATCGCCGGAATCATCTGGGCCACCGTCCAGGACGATTCTGATATTCGGCATGTAATCCCAGTCAACCCGGCAAGAGTCAGATGAGTAATCCCGTCCGACGCCCGATCCGTTCAGAAGGAGCAAAAGGCTCATGAACGAGAACATGGCGGTGGAACAATTGGTGAAGACCTCCATCGAGCGGCTCGGCTGGCTCATGTCACCGTGTTGCAAGTGACGTCCAGAATACGGCATGACACCCGCCACGGATAGCCGGAGGGTATCGCGGAGGTCTTGATCGTGTTGAACCGGATCAGCCGGATCGCAAATCAGAGAGAAGTTGCCGTGAACTACCTCTCTGATTCTCTCTTCATATGATTGCAACTCGCCAAAACCAGACGGGCGAGAGTATCTGTCGTTGAAGACAGACAAGGGCATTCCCTCCGGAACATTAAAGATCCGGTACTCAGAATTAGACATTAAATGATCTCCCCATTAACTTAGCCGTGTACCTTAGCACGGCCAGAGAGGAGTCATTAATTATGCGTTGATCACTCTCTTTAGAGGAAAATCGATCACGGAAGACCCGGAGATCAATCTGGGAGAGCTGTTGCGATTTGGAAACTCGACCACCATGTGATCGGGACCTTGGCTGCGATTGAAATTCTGAGTCGACAGATGATGTTTATAACCAACTTCGTCATCAAATACCGTGATGCCCGCCATCTTAACATTGACCCAAATGGACGCTTGTGCGCTCAAGCTCAGTTTGCTAATGGTGATGTTCGAATCCAATACGGCGGATTGAATGTCTTCTGGAGTATATGTCACGTGAATTTCGTAGTTGCCCTTGATACCTACCAGATGAAATCCTCCGGTGGCGTATCCATCGAAAATAAGGCGAATATGACCAAACAATCTAATTGCTGATTCGGCGTTCATCTCAATCAGTCCTCATGTTTATGTTCACGCGCCCGTGATGGGCAGGTACACCCTACCACGCGACCCTATACGGAGGTAGTAGGCGTTTTACGAGCATAGACAACTCAACAGCTGTGATTGGACGATTGTTCAATAAAAACCCCATTGCGGGGTGTTCTCTAAATGTGCCGCCAAATACGCAATGGGCGATTTCCGCAACTTCCATGCCTTCAAATGGGTTAGAATCAAGATCCACCCTGGGGGAGTTTCCAAGACTCTCATGAGTCTTGCTCTCAGTGAATGAAATCACGTTATATTTGAGGTAAAGTTCGCCAACCGATTCAGATGTTACGTCGTATTTGTCAGCTATTTCATCGATAGTCAATTCTAATAAGGTATAGTTTATAAGGTCTTGTCTAGATATTGGCCAATGAATGTCTGTCTGCTGTATGTTGTTTCTTATACAGAATAATTTGACGGCAGTTTTAGTGGTATTAAATTCTCTGGCTACATCAGCATACGACATTTTTTCAGTTTTGATGAGATGGGTGACCTCCCTGAGGGGAAGGTCCATCGATCCGGCTTTGAAGTTAGAATCGAATCCGCACTTTCGACGGAAATTTCTGATGGTCTTGGTTGATAATCCGTATTTAGCCGCTATTCGGGCATCTGATATTTTCAGTAAATGCACCATGGCGTATAATTCACGCACGGTGATTTCTATTTTGGTGGTAGTCCTAATTTTATCAGATGATATGTGACTAGGGACTCTCGATAACAGAACCTCTGCGGCAGTAGGAGTCAGGTCTGTAGCGAGACTTAGATTATCAACCGACGAGGCTGAGTCATCCGATTCTTCTAGAGGTTGTTCCTCATGGTCGTCCCGATTATTTTCTTCGGGATTTACCATTTTTTTTCCGCGTGCTTGTAATCATGGGCGAACGTTATCATGTCATCCATAATGAATCAATCCATCATTTAGAACTCAGATGAGATAATCGAAGGAGAGGGAGTGCGAAGTTTGGCGTTAATGGCCACGACCACTCCGCCGTCTGGCAGCGTGATTTCTTTGATCTTGAAGCCCAAGCTCTTCATCTTATTAGACCAATTAAACTTATTAGGTACATAGCGATACCCGGACATCTTCCCCCATTCCGAGAAATCGAGGTAGACTTGACTAATATCGTGCTTAGGTTCATCGTCCTTGATCAATCTGGATCTCGACCATAGGAAAACAGGATCACTGGACGAGGTGTATTCGTTGACGATTTCGTCAGAGATCTGCGGAATTTCGAAGAAGCCACGGCTGTTCAGCGCTCTGAGCGATTCTACCCATTTACGCAGGATACCGGACTTCTCGGCCAGAAGCTTACTCAGGAGGCTGGCGTCTCTCTTACCCTCAGGAATCGTGTTGGGGCATTTAAGAATCAATAGGCGACGTCGCATGGCTTCCGAGTTATCGGAGAGAGGCGGCAATTCATTCGCGAGAGATAGGAATCGTACCTTAAGTTGAATATTATTTTCAGCCTCCGAATACAGCCTCCGCACCACAATCGGATCTCCACCAACAATCAACTTAAAGATGTTGTCGGTGATCGAGGTGATTCGGCTCTGCTCAGTGGATATGTTCAGAAGCTTACCAACCAAGGACGTAACTTTACGTTCATCATCCAATTCGGTGATGGGCACATTCGCGATGACTGATCTGTGATGGATTTGGACCAATAGGTTAGCCAGAGTAGACTTGCCATTAGCGCCTTCTCCCAGCAAAAACATAGCTTTCTGGTAAGACATGTTGTCCACCAGCGATAGTCCGCAAAATTCGTTCCAGCATTGGATACTCTTGGCGTCCCCTCCGAATGCCCACTCTAGGAAAGCATCGTATTGAGGACAGGTCGCCGTAGGATTCCAATTGACGTTAAGCCTATAAATGAGTTCATGCTCAGGAGAAGGGTCCACCAGACACATAGTGGACACTCGCAGGGTGCCGTTAGCTAGGCACACATAATCTTCCCCATTTTTACCAAATTTCTCTCGATACACTAACGAGCAAAAGGTGTCCACCGCAGTCCTTATTTTTGGTTTAGTGGCTACCTCAAAAGTGTTAGCTATCTTGGCATCGAGGCTCTTAATTGGGATCTCACCAAAATATCCACCCGGTTCTTCCTCAGCTTCTTCGCGATAGATATAAACCTTATCGGCGTAGCAAACCGGGTTGTCGTACTGGGTCTTCAACCATTCAGCCCACATTCTTTCGGTGGGGATTTTCGACCTACCGCCTTTAGCCGGGTTGTCAAACCCCTTCTTCCTAGCATCATTGATCTGTTGCTGCGTTTCCCGTTCGCAGTCGGGCCAATTAAATTCCTCACCCGCTCTCTCTACTGCTTCCTGCTGCGCCCTACGAATGCGTGCGATAATATCATCGTCATTCCATCCGGTGCCGACCATGTGGGCGATACACCGGAGTCGGCTGTCGTAAGTACTACCTCCCCCGCCGACCCCCATCCATTGCATCTCATTGATGCCAGACAGTTCTTCGCCGTTGTCGAGCTTGCCGCCTATAAAATACTGGCCAGACCCATTAATGATGGACTGCATTTCCAGCACGAAGCCGTCATTAATAACAGGGAGGCTACGAAGATCCGCTTCATATAGAGGAATACCTATCCAATGATAGGGCTCGTTAGTGTCGGGGTGGATAGAAGGGGGTAATACTGTCTGGCATCCGTTAGCCAGAACTTCTACGATCATCGCCCCCTTAGACTGGAGCTTCTTATTTTGCATATCCTTGGGGGCTAGCGCGAACCAAGTAAGTCCCTTCTTACCCTTCTTGCCCGAGAGCGTAAAGGGCATAGCGCTTTCGACGTATTTTAAGAAATCGGGATGATCAACGTCAATGGCAACCAGCTGCATACCGTCCCCTATTAGGGTCCCGGTCGCTAGCCCTATGTTACGCTCTCCGTATTTATTGACGTATTGATTTAAAGAACTGGCGTCATAAGGCGATCTAGCTAGCCTCTGCCAGCCCTCAAAGAAAGCTGATTTAGCTTTTCTACTTTGGTCCCCAAGGGGTAAAGGTACCAATCCGAGGTCATAGAAGACCTTCGCCCACTCCCCGAACGGTCGCGACACGTTACCTCTCTATCCAACTCGGGTTGCGAGATTTAATTTATATTTTGTCATAGAGAGATCATCCTATCATCTATGTCCTATCGTATCAATTACGGTTTACGCAATCACTCGCATTTGAAGTGAAAGGGGTTGAGACAATTCCTGTTCATACATGTCTTTATCGATCGTTTTTCGCTGAAGTCTGGATTTCCGAATACTGCGTTCCACATGATTCTATGCATCCTCATTACCTTGCCATCTACTCTGATTGGTTTTGTCATGACCGATGCGAATCTGTTATCATCTACATGCTCTATACATTTGGTGAATAATTCAGATTCGGAAAGAGAAGTGGTGCTTTCTGCGTTCTCGACTACCCTAGTTCTGATATCGTCGTGATTATCGTATACCAAAGATTCTGTTGCTCTGATGGCAGTCGCACTTCTTATCCTGTCCCCCTGAGTCATGTGATAAGTGGTTAAATCTATAAGATGTTGGAGACGAAATACTGAATCTCGCTCCTTATAGAGCATCATAGTGTTGACCACAGAAGGTATGCTGTATATACCAAACATACCAATAGGAGATGATTTATTTTGTGGCACGAATGGGAAATAGTGTGACTCGAAACGTAGCCCATTCGCCGTGCTATCGGACTTTATCAACATGTTCATTGGGTTAATATCAAGCTGATCGTCCGATCTACTATAAGCTGAATAGCCGTACGGGACACCTACTATGCTTAACTTGGCATATACAGCCCTGATAAAGCCGTGGATTGACCCCATCACGTGGACTTTTGTGGGACCTTTCCAAGGAATCACCTTGGAGGTCCCATCATAGTCCTCTGTGACTAAGCCGATTTCTTTGTAGATCTTGAAGAGATACCTGCAAGCGTCCCTATTGAATAGTGGAGACATAGCCAGCGGCACGACCTTCAATTGGATCGGGTCATATTTAATTTCTCGCGGGGTATCTTCTTTTGCTAGGCTGTAAGCAAGCCATGCAGCAAAACTATCAGACATTGACGGCTCCTGTGGTGAGCCTATAGTATATCGCTCGATATGGTGGACACAATTAGCGATTACAAGATCAACATACCGTTAACTGTGAAATGGGTTTTCAGATCCGTAAATCGTTGTGAGGCAGCGTAATCTTTGCTGTCATTCCTCATCGACTGTCTGTGATACGGATTCCAACAGACAGGATTGCTACAACGAAGATTGAGCTTAAATCCGGGTGGATATTTACGTACAAAACAGTAAGATAGTATAACACTGGTGAGTACTTCAGCATCCTTTTCGGTGTTGATCATCCGATTCGTAGCGCAAGAATTTCTGCCTATATCCAGAAAAGATAGTAGTTTGATCGCATGAACGTCAGCTTTCTCTACTATTTTTACGTTGCGTGACAAGGCAGCATGCACATCTCTCAATGGAAACCATTGAGGAGGATTCATAAATCCAGTCCATTCCATTAACGTTGAGATCTTTTGATCCTACACATTTCGGCCATTATTAAGGCCCCAGCTTTTAGCAGATCCTTCATCCTGCTAGAAGGCTTCCAAGACGAACTGCCCCAAGGCCAGATAGAAGGAGGGTGACTATCCGCAGAACCTAGAGCGTAGGCGGCGGCTGCTAACGCTAATTCACCAGAGACGTAATTTTTATCCGTCTCTGGGGTATGACCTTCGACTTGAATCTGCCGCCTCCGTTCATTAGCTAATTCGAAAACCGTTTCTAGCTCATAATAGTCATTAAGCTGATCAACACTATCCATCTGAGATAGTGCAGGAGCCATGATGGGACGGACCTCCGCCACGGCTCTCAGAGCTACCTCAGCGAGTGCGATATCCCCCATAGTAGGGGTAGCTTGAGCCTGAGTAAAAGCTGACTCCCCGTAAGGGTCCCGACCGGCTCTTTTATCCGCTATTCTGGTAGCGACAAGTTTAATTATTTGGGGGTCAAATACCATTGTGGGGCGCTCTCTGATCTGCGCCCCACATTACCATTGTGGGGCGCTCTCTAATCTGCGCCCCACATTATCACCGGTATATAATATGATTGAATACTAGATTGATCAACTTTATTCAATCATCAGTTGGCCTGATCCTCCCACTCCCCCACCGAGTGGAATAGACTCTCCTGCCTTATTCCCGTAGTGTTGTCCGATCTTGGAACCCCCACTGGCCTTGGTGATAACTCTCTTGTGGTCTTTCAGATAATCGTCCACCTGGGCTCCCTTATAGATAACCAAGGCATTCCCGTTAGAAGAGAACTTAGAAATATCGATCTTACGGGAGTCTACCAATTCTTTGGCCCGCTTACGGATGGCAATCGAATAAGCCAATCCATGGCCCGCCTTGAAATTCATGGTATCGCGAGGTTCAAAAGTTCGATAAAAGTCCCTCTTGGCCTTATCGAGATCTACCTCTACTATCGAATACCAGGATCGATACAGATATTCGAATAGATACTTCATCGCTCCGATATCTTCTTCGAAGCCGACAAACGAGAAGCTGGTTCCGTGCAGTCTGCCGTTGACTATCAGCATGCCGTCGAACATCTCGGCGCATCCGAGAGCCAGTAGCTCAATCCACTTGAGCTTCATTTTCTGGCCTTCGACCACGTATAGCTCTTCTCGGACGTCCCCAAATTCCGAAAATTCAATATCGGCCATGGACAGGCCGTGTTGACGGGCTATCTCGTTTAGCCGGGTTAGGGCTAGTTCGGCCTCATGCTGGTTATTTGACCTGTCCGCCAACGCCTTGAGCTTGCGGAGCTTGTCCAGGATTTTCTCGTGTCCCACTGGTATTTCCTCTCCGGATGACGGCGGATTCGATTTTGAATGTCTTGCCGAAGAATTTGCGGAATGAGAACATGTCGTTTTCGTGACCGGCTGCGTATTTACGCACAACCTTTCCCATCGCCACCCCCATCTTCATGGGTTGATGGTGTGATTCAGATTCCTCCACGCCTTCTTCTTTGAGGAAATTGGCGTAGTCTGCACGCATTTGTCGTGCATAGGCGGCGTTTAACTTCATAATAATCCCCATACGAGTGAGGGCAGACCTCGCGATCTGCCCCCACCATACCACACCGGGATCGTAGTCTCAAGTGACGATTAGATATCTCTCATTGTTGAGAGTCTTCATCATCACATCTCTCGATGCTCAAATACGTTTCAGCCCACCCGGTTAGGGGTGGGCTGAAAGTACTTACATGGGGAGGGGAATAGTCTAAACAGGCTCCACGGTTGTTCGCACCAACAGCGAATACCTCGCGGCGTTTGTTTGCAGTAGGGAGCCTCTATATACGCACTATATCACGCTATATCACGCTATCGTAGTCGGTGCCATGGGTCGTTCCAGGATATCAGGTCCCATGTCGAGAGCTTTCTTGATGTTTCTTCTGGCCCTTGTTTCCCAGCCAGAAGGCGATCTGCTCGATCTGAATATTCTCGGCTGTCTGAGCATATGACTTAAGAAGTTATCTCTCCCGGTCCAGAACGAGTTGTCGTCAAGCTCATGGTGTTCCTTTCTGATCAAGGTAGTTATAAAAGCAAACGTATCCCAATCGGAGGCCAAGCCCGATAGATCCAAATCGCAGAACCATCTGCCGTTTGACGTCTTAGCTTCTGAATGATCGATGGTTGAGAGGATCATATCGGAAACATCCTCAATCACTTCGGAAGAGATTTTGTGGGAATTCGCGAACTCCAACCAAGCCCTATTTGAGGCCATCTCGTTCTCACCCTTGACAGCCTTAATATTGTATTCGTAATCGTGGAATACGGCTGCATACATGATTTTGTAGTCCGGAGCCATTACAAAGTTGAGAGAGGTTTTCCAAATGCCCCCCACATGGCATAGGTCATGATATGCTCGTCCAGTGGTCATCTTGCTCTGGACGTCCAGAGTAAGATGCCTGGGAATCAGCTTAGAAATCTCGACCCATCCAACAAACGATCTAGCTATGGGAATCATTAAAGCCCCCTAAAGATTGACTTTAATAGGATTGAAGTCAACGCCGATGCATACCACCTTAGATACTCCCACGTGGCTGAGAGCATTCATGCACTCGAAACACGGATAGGAGGCTCCAATGTTTCCATTAGAACGCATTCTACTGATCGCTATGGTGCTGCCGGGTAGGATGTGATCGAATCTCATTGCGGTGAGAATGGCGTCTATTTCGGCGTGGAGTGACACGGATCTGGTATTAAATCTGGCTTGCCACGGGTGAGTCTTCCATTTGTTGTAGCCAACCGATAAAGTCTTCTTACCTTTATAAATCACCGCCCCTATCTGGTAAGACCTGACCGTTGACTTTAAAGCATTCTTTTCGGCCTCTTTGAGCTTAGCCAAATCTGTGTTGCCTGGGATCTCGCCAATCGATGCGGCGAGGATCGTGTTAATTCTGGTGAATCTTGATATTTCGCTATATCTATTTATATACATATGATAATATGCGACCACTAACTGGTCGATCCTATCTATCTGGTCACTAACTTCCAAGACTCTTCGACCAGGAACCCGAAGGTCCCTCTATCGTCGGCTACCATGCCCTGAAATTTCTGTTGGTTCTCTTCCTTGCCTAGTTTGTCATGAACATCGACAAGGAGCTTGGCGTTGGTGGGGTCTATCCACAACGGTTGGAAATCCTTGCATTCAGCACTAAATTTCCATCCATCTCCAACGAACTCTCCTTCGTTCGGCCAAGTGAAAGATCTGCCTGAACGAGTCTTTACGATCTCCCTGAGCAAATCCATCGAGGCAAGCGACACGGAATCATAAGTCTTGATAAGGTCTTTTTTCTTAGCCATTATCTGCCTCCGCGTGCTTCTGCGAGTTCCATGTAATTAGGATCACGCCAGAACGTGTGATTATCGATGGTTCCTACTCTCTCCATCTGGCGTGTCCACCCCATTCGGAGGCGACGATGATGAAAATGAGTGGCTCCATTAGTTAAGTCAGTATAAGGACGTTCAATCGCGGTCCTAGCTACTTCTCGGATTTGATCCTTCTCGGTCGCTCTGGCTCGATGCCAAGCCCCACCGGTTCCTCGGGTGACCCAAAAATACGATCCGGGACGCTGCAAAGATCTGCAAATAGTCGTCCTCTCTTTATGGGCGCGGTTAATTGTCACATGAGCTACCGCCATCTTGCCCATATAAGACTCGCCTTGGGCCTCCATAAAGATGTTCTGAGCAAGACAGTCTATCTCGCTAGATCTGGGACCGGCTGCGGCATTGGCCGCAGCAAGCACGAATATGGCCGAAGCCATCGCAATGTTTCTCATGTCGGGACCTCAGAAGTGAGGGTCCCGGTACACTTCTTGTACTCCGATCAAAAGTACAGAACCGCCGAGATAAGGGCTGCCCTTCGCGACGTATTTGCCGATCTTCCGAAGAGTATATTCTTCAGCGTACTTCCGATCCATCTTCTCGGGCGGCAGTGGATCGATGATGTATTTTTGGTCTTCTGTGAAGGCGTTGCAGTGATCCGGAACGTTCCTGTACCTGTTCTCCACCACCCAAACAGATCTCTTGGAGGGGCTAACCTCCACGATGGTAGCGGGGTGACGGTCGCTCCACATCAGTACGGTGCACCCCACTCCTGCCTTTGGTTCTACTATGTCCTTGGTCTGACGCCCAATGGCGTTTATAAGACTCCCCGTGGCTCGTACATTAATGCTGGTCATTTGTTAACCTTTCAGATTTTGGCGATCAAATCCGGACTCTCGCACGGACTTGATTCATCGTTCCTCCAACAGTTATTATCCATGGACGACCAATTAATGCCTAGCTTATCGCAGATTGCTCTCAACTGCGGCTTGCCGTAGTAAGTATAGTCGTCCAGTTTGTCGGTCAGATCGTCGCCCAGGAGCCAGAGCCACGCCTTCATGTGTTGAAGGCTCCTCATGGCCGACAGTCCTCTACACGCATTCGCCTTGTCCCAAGCGAACGGCATATAGTTCGTAATACACTTCAGGACAGAATCGTGGGTAGGAACCTCATACGACCAGTCTTCCGGACCAACCGAGTCCTTGAGATAAGGACGGGCCTTGTCATATGGGAGCCAAGCGAGGAGGTCAGCGGTTTCGAAACCGAAGAAATCTTCCTCTTTTACTTCTTCGACTCGTTTGAGGATCTCATCAGGAGTACGCATGATCACGTCTTGAGTAGGTACAGCTGCATCCTACCACGGGCGATAGTCTCACGGTATCTATTGTTGACCGGGTAACTTCCCGTGTCTCAGGTCACGACCATACCAAGTCTTGGCATTATAATCTATCACTCCGTTACACTTGATGCACCGATATTTTGCCTTGAACGGGCTGATACTCGGATCGACGCTTACAAATTCGTGAGGACGCTCGCAAGCGTCTAGTATTTGAAGGTTAGATTGGATTTCGCCCCACAGCTTCAGGGCTTCATCCTTATCCATCGGATGGGACTTGATCTAAATCTAAATCTAAATCTAAATCTAGTCTTCCTTGTTTCACTAGCTTGGCAATCATTGCTATCGCCTTCCCAGCTTCGTATTCGTAGCTGTGCTTACATTTTCCGCCTCCGCTGCCACATGTGCAACGGTCATCGCAGATTTCCTTGGCTACCAGCTTCAAGGCTAACTCATATTTTCCCATTTATTCCTCAGGAGCAGTGGGTGCATTAAATTCTATACCTAGCACGGCGCTTAAGAGAGTCTCGGAAATCTGCCTTTTGCGAATCTCCATCTTAACTTCAACGCCGCTAGCAATTTGTTCAATTACTTTTCGGAAAGTGACATCGTATTCTTCATCTTTTACCGGATCTGGTAGTGTCACTTCGTGCTCGTGATGTAGATTCGAATTGTTATCGACCTCGCGAGTCTTCTCCACGATGGTTACATTGCCGTTCCCAGCATAGACTTCTTCATTATATGTCTCGGTGACGACCAGACTCGGATCCCAATACGGATTGTAGTATCTAACACTAACGGATTTACCATTTTGGTTGACGGATAGTACTTTATAACCGATCATATTGATCCCTCATCGTTCAATGGATCTGATAGCACGAAACCATAGACCGGGGGTAGATGCAATTAGGGCTTTCCCTGACGATCAGTAAGAAGGGTTCTCGTCCAATATTTCTATGTAAATAGCGCCGATCTTTAGGGCCGCTGCCCCAACTGCGCCAGCCGGGCTCGGAGAGTTGGCCTCTACATGGACTTGCCCTGTCGGCCCCATTGTAGATAGTCTGCACATTGTATTACCGGAAGAGTCTATAATCAACGCGATACTGCAGTCATCTGGTAATAAGAGTCTAGAAGCATCAAGAAACGCATTGGAAGCCCACATATTATATGCTTTTCTGTACCGAGTCTCATCCATGATGGACGCGGATTTGGCATAATGTAAAGCTTCTAATACAGAATGGCGCTCGTCGTATCTAGACGAGCGCCCCTGTAGATTATCAATTATTGTGTTGAGAGAGGGCAACTTCTAGAGCCCTGGCTCTTAGAGCCGCGATGCAGACCGCCATCGATAAAATCTTGGACTTCACGGTGATCGCCAAACCATTCGATTTGATCGTCACCTCGTACGGCGAGGCCGAAGACTCCTTGTACACTTCTTCCAAAAACCATCTTTTGGGGATAATTCTAAGGGCGGAATCAACGGATGCCGTGTACTTCCAAACCTTATATCCAGAACCTTTTCCGGAAAAGTGAGGCTCTCCGTTGTTCCACGAAACTCCGGTGAATCCCAACTCGGGAGCCATTAGCTCCGCGATTCTGGCGTCCGTCGATCTGTCTGGTGTAGTTAGCCGGTCGAAACTACTAAGAACGTCTAGAGGAGTCACTTTTCATTCCTTCAATGATGGATTCAAGTTGTTCAATTTTAGAAGATAGTTGAGCTACCATTCTAAAGAGACCAGCAAATTTACCAGCCTGAGAGGCAGAGTGGTATATCTCATTGATTGAACTGTGCGCGATTAAATCTCCCTCAGGAGTTATGACGGCCATTAGACGATCTCCGGCCATAAGGTAAATGGCGAGAGCTTCATCAGGCTTATCGTCGCTTTTAGGTCTGAACTTTACAATATTGTTCACAGGTATTTAATCCAAAGTCCTTGAGCCAGGATTATATGCCAGAGCGACATGCCCATCAAGACCCAAAATTCTTCGTCCTTCTTCTTGCTTTTATGAGCGGCTACTCCTGTGAACATGGAGAAAATAGTGAGCCAAATTACTGTGATCGTGATCATTCTAGATCCCTCATTAAATTTTGTTCCGTTCCTCTCTAAGGAGCTGAATGCACTGCCTATGGCACCATGTGTTCACTGCACTGCGTTGGTCGGATCTGCCGTTATGGCCTTTAACGTGTCTATATTCGAGCGTCAAAGACCTGTTGGCTATCGTCTCTCTGATGTGATTGTAAATGTCCTTGTACTTTTTGGTCTTAGACATTCTGTGGCCGAGAACGTCTATCTCCACAACACTGTCAGTCTGGGCTATTATCTTAGTGCGACCGGGCGGATCAAAATACTTGATAGATAAGCAGATCCCATTGGCGAGAGCGGCTGCCTCGGCGTAATTATTGCACGGAGGCTTTACCTTGAAGACGCCACTATACCTCAAAGTCTCGTCTTGATATTTGGCCCATACAGCATATGTATCTATTCCATATCTGTCGCAGTACGACGCATCAGTAAATATGGTGATGATCATTGCAGACTCAGACGCATATAACTTCTAATTTGACCTCGCGGGCTATTTTAACCATGTGAGCGGTGCCGGGACCTCCAGGAAAGGCTACAACTAGTTGGGGGCGACCGTCGCTCAGCATTCGCTTGTTACGAATTGACCCGGCTGACTCTGCATATAATTTCCAATCGACGGGGAAAACGACAGTGGGTATTTTCTTATGAAAAGCCCACCAACCCGCTAGAGAATCAGCGCCACGGGCTCCACCATATATCACTGAATTGAACACTCGCTCTGAATGAATCTTGCTCAGAGTCGAATCCAGTAAAGCCGCATCGTTGAAGGTTCTACCTCCACACACTAACACTCTAATCGATTGAGCCATTGCCAGCCTCGATTTGCTTCGCTTCCGCCTCTGCTAACTCCGCCGCGCGACGAAGATCGTCTGCCACTGCTCTTAAACTCCTAGGATCGATAGCTACGTCTTTAAGATAGAACGAGAACCCTTTGCTATCGTGGACTATCCGGATATCGTAGATGACCGGCGACTTATCTAACCTCAGGGAGGTCAGGTCCACAATGTTTGATTCGATCATGGAGTTTCCTCAGAGGTGAATCCGGTCACATACTTATTGTCAGTCAGCATGAATCTGCTACTCTCGACCGAGTAAATTGTTTGATCGATAATATATCCGGGATTGGCTCTAAGGAGCTTATCAATGAAAGCATCATCATGCCACACTATTCTGTTATTTGGATAAGCATAGAAATTGCCATCCTCTACTTTGAATAAATGTGCACACTTATGTTCGGGCGTTTCGCTGAAATTAGTATTTAGAGTGGACCTGTCTTCCCATGACCAATCCATAGTGAACATATACTCGCCTTTGACGAACTTGCCGTCATGCTTAATGAGACGGGCTGCTAGCCCGGAAAACCTGGACCTGACATTTACATTGATGTAGGGACTAAAGCAGTTCCAATAATAACAATCTTGAACAGTGGGAACCGGAGCGTCTTTCTTCCAACAGAAAGCCGTCAACGGCCTCCTGGTCCAATTAACCCCATTGTCTATGAACGCCTCGAATAGAGGCACTCTACTCTCTATCGAAGCTACCGAATGAACATCGCAGACGCTGAACTGTTCATGGCCCTTTTCATGATTGAAAAGGTATTCGTTTCTGATTAAGCAAGTGAAAGTGGGCAAATTGTGATTTAGATAGGCCATAACTGCCTCCATAATCCCTCCTTACTATATGGGAGGGACTATGGAGAGTCAATTTCGATTTAGGATTGAGGCTCAGCGCTGGAACGGAGCCGGGGCAGACTGATATTTGCTCGGGGTTATCTGGTCCCAATGCTTCTCAGCCTCGGGTCGAGAAAGATACCACCTACCATAAGTGGTATTGTTATGGTAATCCTTGAAAACTACGCCCCAGATCTCGTTGTCGTTCCAGCGGAGACAGGAACCTGCAAATGTGTAGCCTCGCGACCGATAAACGAAATTAACTGGATGAGCGGCGGGTGTGGTCGATTTCGGGCATGATGCGAGGATGATTTCCTCGACCAGAGTGCCAGGAGGCTCCTGGCCATATTCGCAGAGCCTCACCTTGCCTTCTGGCACTCTAGGAATCGCGGCAACAACGTCCCTCTGATGTGTGATCATACACTATGCTCCCAATGACACCTCATCATATCATACACGTCATGTCGCGTGCAGTGCTTGTTCTACAACTCGTAAACCACCGCCAGGAAATCAGTAGCCTCTTGCTCGATTATTTCGGAGATGACATTCCAATCTCCACCACCGAGTCCCGCTCCGATTTTCGGTAGCGCCACCGAATGTTCGTAACGTTTCACGTACATCTGATTGACGACGCGAATAACGGATCGAACGACGTCGTAATCGACATATCGATCACCGCTACGACCGAATTTATCCTGGGTGATAGCGTTTCCGATAATTTTACCCCCGGTCGTGGCCCATATAACTTCTCCGAGCCTAATCAAATAAGCTACCCCCGATCCCATTACTCCTTGAGCATTGCAACCATGAATAATCATCTTCTCGGGAGCCTTCATCAGGTCACCCTTCACGTATTTAATCATTTGTGAACCTCGTATAGGAGGCGACATGCCCCGGTCTAGACACCCGGCGCGCGGCCCGTCCGACGTGCCAGGAGGGCCACGACGCGTGACCCGGCTATGTGTATAGCGGCGACACGCCGCCCGCGTCCCGTGACACGGGAGGGACCGCCTCGTGACGGCCTGATCCCATGCGCCGCATGTAATTTGCGTTGCTCTTTAAGATCTTGATCTCATTCACTATCACGAATCGAGGCACGGTAAGAAAGATGAATTTCTCCACGCGATCCCGATTGATCTTGCATATGCCTGGGAGATCATCCCAATTCTCAGTCGCGGCATTAAACTCGACGATGGCTTCGTATAGATCATTGGCGGTTGGATCGTCCAAGAATGTTATGTCTTCGCGATCTACTCCGATGGGGCGATTGTCGTTCATTACTGTCTCCTCATAGAGGCATTGGCCCGATTTACCCAGCCTCTGCACGCTTCCTTGGCAGATTTTTTAGACGGATAGGTCACGTTTCTGATATAATAATGATTGTTGCCATTGACCACAGAACGGTTTGCCCGGGGAACGCAGCAAGATCAACGCGACCGGAGAATAGATGCAGCGGACGCTCCTTTTCGGGAAACATCGCCCTGATGCGCGCCAAATATCCAGCCGGATATCCCCCGTAGTAGCCGGACTTCACGCGATAATCGTTCCCCATCACCCACATACCAAGGATCTGATCGCTGCCGGCGTGGCGCCAAAGACTGTCGGACCAGCCTGTCGCTTTCTCATAGGCCGCTATCCGTTCCGACGCGGACAGGGCCGGTTTGATGTTCATGAGTGCTTCGATGTCGGTCATGGCCGACGCCATCCGAACCGCAGGTCAAGAACAAATCCGACAATCCCAGCCACGAAGCCGATCAACATTCCCACTATGAATAATTCAAACATTCGCCTTTCTCCTTTGCCGCTGCGGCTTTGAGGGCGGCTCTATCGGCGTCAGTCATCGCGCTTGCTCCCATGTAATGCATGTTGTTCCGTCGTCTTCGTTCACTTCCGCGACGTTGACTTCCATCCACCACGGGTAAACTTCCGGGAGCCATAGACACTCCTTGATGCCGTCCGACTCCCCGCACCAGTGGCACGTCCCGCATCGTTGGCCGCTCATTTGTTGGGTCTCCATCACACGTTAAGGGTTGATACGACCAGCGGCTTTGGCGCGACACCGTGACGCCGTCGCGTGGGCCTCGTCGATATCGCGATCGCGGTGGGCGTCCGGACCGTGGCTCACGGCTTCCACACCGGGATGCCGGCCTGCTCGCACAGAAAGCACCAGCCGGTTTGATAACGCCAAGGTTGACCTACGCGAACAGGCAATGGAACGTCGAGAAAAGTCTGCGTGTCTTCAAGCTGAGGATTCGGAGAGAACGCCATTTATGCCCCCTGAGCTAACAATCACCCATCATACCATGTCTCCCACTTTGATACCAGTAGCTTTTGACTATTTCGCTATCTGGTTTTATGCGAGCTAGCCGACGAAATAAATTCCTCTCGCGCCGCTACCATGAAATCATGGACTTTCTTATATAGTCGCTTGTGTTTGCCGGCGTCGAGAACCAGGTAATCGCTATCCATTTCGTAAATCAGCACAGCCTCATCGCCGCCTTCCCTTGGCGGGAACCAAGAAGTGGCCAAGATGAAAGTTTCGGGATCGAGATCGCTTTCGACGAAGGCAGTGCCATCGATCAAATTCTCGATATCAAATTCGCTCATACCTTCGTTCTGAGCTTTCTGATCCATGACGACATAATCGACCACCTCAAGGTCTTTAGTCATAAGGATGACGTGAGGTTCGATCATTGGTTTCTCTGGGAAACTGAGTGTCATATTATCCTCCTAATCTTGATCGCCGTAGGTGTTTGGACGCTTCGACACATCAATCTCCGGGGGAGTGGTGATGGCCGGAACAATCTCGGCGTTCAATTCCTTGAATGAATTTCTACCGCCATACAAATTGCGCAGGATCATGAATCTAGCGAACTGCGACGGGCGACAAATGACACGAGTTCTGCTCATGCAAATGGACCTCATTTCTTGATAGGTGAGCCCAAAAGCCACTGTGGCAGCCGCTGTGGCAGCCTTTGACACAGGGCTTAATTCGGTGCACATTTCCTCCGGGAGGTTGAAATGGACGCGATCACGACTCATTGCCATTCGATTGTCCTTTACGTTATTACATCTCAGCTTCACTACGGAAGCCGAGATAGACTGGGAAACGGGGCTTATCCAGTACTCCGTATTCAAAGTACTTAACCTTGATGATTTTGCCGAGAAGAGCATCGCGGGTCTTCCAAAACCGCGCCTTTTCCTCGGCCTTGAGGCCGGACCCCACTTCAAAGGTGACACCAAAGAATTGATTTCTTAGCTCCGCGCCGCGCACGACAAAATTACCGAGGACCCCCATTGGGGTCATGTTAGCCGATGCCTTGGAGCGTTTGGTCAGCCCGAGTTCATTGACGGTAGCCTCATTGTCATTGCGCATCAGTTCCTCGAAACCGATGATTTCGGCCTCAGTGTCCACGAAACGCTTGAACTTCATCAAGAACCCCTCATTAAGGGTAGACTTGCCGTACTTGTATCGACCGTCAGGCTTGCGAAGCATAAGACCCTCGTAACCTAGATTGAGGCAGTCTTCTTCATACGCAAGGAGTTCTTCCTGGGTGTAAAGCATCTTGGATTCGAGGATGCGTACCCAAGACGGCAGATGATTCGACTTTCTGTGGATCGCTCCCGCACGTTCCCTGTACGGAATAGCCGGGACGTCCCATCGGTCGAACACATAGTATTGGAATTCGGGTTCACCGTCGTGCGACATTACCGCCGAGTCAGTGCGGCGATAAACGTCCTTATCTGTGGGATCACCAACGATTAGCTCCCCATCGTTTCCCTGCAGGACCTCGGCTGCTTCCGCGAAACAGCGCTGGACGTATCGGTTGGGAATCACCTTAAGCGTTCGGCTGAGAGGCTGGCCGTCCTTCGCCAAAGCTCGAATCCCATCGAGCTTGGGGGAGTCAATCAGAGGATATCGAAAATCCTTGAACATCGCCTTCTCGGCGCGCATCGGTCGAAGCTGTGTCACAGTTCTCTCTCCTGTGTTGTTATGTCATTAAGGCTAGGACATCTCGAATAGACTGATCAGGGTCCGTGTAAAACACGGCGCGACCTCCCGCATCGTTCCATCGAGCGCAGTTATCCTTGCGATCATCGAGTAAGACATCTCCGGGGCCGGTCATGTGCTTCTGCTTGTCTCGCGAGAAGCAAGTGATAGTCGGAGCGCCCTCAAAATGGCGCTGCACAAATTCTAGCTTGTGACGTCGAGCGCCTTCATAACGCGTATAGGGCAGTCCGGTCAAAAATGTAGGGCTATAGACCTTGAACGTAGCCCACATATCGAGTGCCCCGGCCTTGAGCGGAATGCCACCCCAAAACTGGGTGTGATTCTTGTCAATCAGCGCCCACATATACTTCTGATCGAAGACAGGGGGCGCTGAACCGAATAGCGATTGAAAATGGCCATCGAAATCAGCGAAAACTCCGTCGATGTCCAAAAATAAATTAGGCATTTTTCCATCCAATTTCAGGGAAAGAGGTCCGAGCCACCTTCTCAACTTGTTCATCGATCTCGGATTCGGTGGTGGAAGTGGAGGTAAGCCATAACTCAGCGATCTGCCTCGCGTTACGACTATGCCGACCACTACCGATGACTGAAATTAGGGACACCCTGCCATTCAGGTAGCGAGTCACGATCACTCGCTTCCCGTGGTCGAGGCAGTCGTAGTGATATGCGTTCTGGTGATACTTATTGACGTTACCAGAAGTCGCAGTGATCTCAATAACCTCGGTCTTCTTTTTCAGAGGTCCGAGATTAATAGAAGCGAAGCGAGGACGAGATTTGGCCTCGTCACTCGCTGGGTCAATTTTGGAAGGCTGATTCATACTAGTCTCCCCTGCTCAACGCGATGCGACTATCATACCACGCTGGCAGGGGAGATGGTAGTATCACTTCCGGCGACGGGTCTTGGTCGTCGGCTGCGGAACTTCGACTACCTTCTTACGGTTGCGGAACTTCGACTACCTTCTTACGGCTGCGTTTCGGAGCTTCGACCGTCTTCGGAGTCTTTGCTACTTTCTTGCGGCTGCGTTTCGGAGCTTCGACCGTCTTCGGAGTCTTTGCTACTTTCTTGCGGTTGCGCTTCGGAGCTTCGACCGGCTGTGGAGCCTCGACTGTCTTCTTGCGGCTGCGCTTCGGAGCTTCGACCGGTTGCGGAACTTCGACTACCTTCTTGCGGCTGCGGATAGGACCAGCCTTCGGCTTAGTCGGAGCCTCGATCTTTTCCCTGACCACAGGTTCTTTGGCCTTGACCAATACGGCAACTTCTTGAGGAATCTCGGGCTCAGGACGACGCTTAATGTCTTTACCATAGGTAGAAGTACTTTGCAGGATATTAGTCACTCCGTGCCTCGGCCCCATGTCTTCGATCACCGTGTAACGACACACCCTCATCTTGGTGTTTCGATAATCAGTGGGCACTGCCACTACATCAGCCGGATTGATCTCCACCATGATTACGATATCACCGCCAAATTGGTTGATGTAATCGAAGGCGCAGACATGTAGACCACGAGAACACGTATTATTGGGGTTGGGATCTACGGATTCGCGTGCCATCCATGGAGTGTCACCCAACTTGTTACTGATGGCATGGGTATGAACGTCCCTGTAATCAGACGTCACCACCTTATACGCCAACAGGTTTCCGTCCGGAGTGACCGCCATCTTATTATGCTCGACAAACTTCCAGAGTCCATCGATGCCGCTCTGTAGCGGATTCTTATATGCTTTCTGCATAAATTTGATCTGAGGAGTGGCGTCGTACCCCTCACTGATTGCCCACAAGATTCTCTGAGTAATCAGGTTATCTATCAGCTTACCATCAACATAAATCCTGCCGTTCTTGACCTCTACACCCCCCACTTCGGTGGTGCCGTCAGTCACAGAATTAGCCATAGCCTCTTTCAGATCAGAAGCTTTGACCAGGGAGCTATATAGAGTCTCTACTTCCTTGGCCATGCCTTGCTTGAGAGCCATTAATAGGGCCTTAGCGATTTCTTTGACTTGAACAAAATTAAAGAAATCGGAACCCACGCTCCTAACGCTCCCGTTCGGGAGTGTGAACGTCAGACCAGAGGGAGTTGCGATCACATTTGGCTTAATCATGTCTAATATCCTTGCACTTCGTTGGTGGTTGCGTTTAATTGTAAATAATCAGTCATAGCCTCTATGTACGCGGCTGTAGACCTTCTCTCTATTTGTTCATCGACCATATTGATGTACTCTACTATTAGGGGGTCATCAACTGCGTAGTATCCTCTATTTACCATGAAGGTGAGTAAAGGATACCTCTCCCATGGAGATTCGTGAATAGCGGATTGATCGTTATTGACGCCAGGACGGATTTTGTATTCGAATGCATTGGCCAAAGCTATAATACGATCAAAATTCTGCTTATCATTGATTCGTGTCGTAAACTTGTATAAGTAATGATTGGGCTTGATTATCGTACCTCTCCACTTGGGAGGTAACACCATTCTCCCCCTATCATTCATATACCCGATTAAATCCTGATCATCACTACATTCTTTTAGGAAATCTGAGACTTCCTGTCTAAGAGACTTCCAATTGGACGGTAGAAGATGAACTTTGGACAATGGCACATAGTATATGGGGCGAGGCTTGGCAGGTGAGCATCGTATGTACACCGACGCCTGATTTTTGACTTGATAATCCTCTGACTTGTTGTCGTGACACGGGCGATTTTCGAAAGTGGGAATATATAGCGGGGCCTCCGAGTTTATGTCAGACAAAGACACGTATTTAGACTCGCTAAATGGTCTGACACTCACCCTGTTTTTGATTCTTTTCTCCTTAGGAGGCAAGAGTTTAGACATCAGCAACACGGGCTTACCGATGAATTCTTCCAGGAGCGCTAAGTCTCCAGACGAGACTAACCTTCCTGAACCATTCATTACGTCGAGAATATCGCTTCTATTAGCCGTGCAGTCCTTATAGTAGAAAGTAGTATGTAATGGTACTCTCTTGGTGTCAGCTGTTTCTAAAATGTGCCTGCGTCTTGAGTAACCTACATACTCCATTGCATAAGTCTCTTTATTCGGCAGCAAATCAAGCCTTATATCGGTATAGACTTGCCTACCATTATGCAAAATACCAGCGTTGTCCCAATCGATACCGAAATGAGCCATGTTATGGGCGATCTGACAAGCCTCGAAATAGTCTTTAGCCTCATTAATGTCGTCTTGAATTAAGGCTTTAATCTCATCAGCCACATCGCGCATTCTACTAGCTATGTTTTCCACCGTAATAGCATCGTAGGACAAAGATTCGCGACCGGCATTGACGTCTAAAGATCCTATAGGAAAATCTACTTCAACTATACTCGTAATCTTA